ATGGTGGGGAAGACAGATTGTCCAGCTTGCATCAAGTGGACGGAGGAGCTGACTTCTTTCTTGGAGACCCAGGACATCCCAGGAGTCCGCTGGGGCAAGCTCGTCCTCGACGGCGGAGGCGTCACTGACTTCAAGCGCGCACACTCCGGCTGGCTCAAGGACATCTTCGAACTTCCCTACAACACTCTCTGGACCAACGGGACTCAAGTCAAGTCCTGGACAGGCAACAACGTCGACCGTCTCACCACACGCCTCAACAATATCCTCGTGGCAACCCCTTCAAACTAAAGGGGGAGTCTAACCACTCCAGCCATGCAGGACACCCTCGTTAGGCTGGAGTGGCGCTTGTGATAGAACACCAAGGGGACAAGCTTTCATTGCAAGCCGTGTCATCGTGCTCAACGAACTTTTTTTGCGTGGTTGGTGCAAACCTTCCGTGAGCCGTGGTACAACTAATTCATCCGGTGGGGATGGTGCCCCACGGAAATGGAGAACGACGATGGCTACTACCCAGATCGTTTCTATCAAGGAAGTTGTTGCCCGTCTCCCCGGCGTGGAGATCCTGTTCTGGAATCGCCTCATCGATTATATGCTGCCGCTCGGTCCACGCTCCACGGGCAAGGTCGACCTGGACAAGGTTCAAAGGGCCTTGCTGGACCTATCCAATACCTTCGTGGCGAAGGCCGACCGTTATCCCATCGCTGCCGTGATGGCTGAACGCATTGCAAAGGCTGCGGATGGTTATCCTCCGAGGACGAAGTTCAAGCTGGAGCGCGAACACTGGTGAAAAAAGCTCGGGCGGGGGTGCAAACCCCCGCCCCCTTGTGGTACAACTGAATCATCCGGTGGGGACGGAATCCCCGCCAAGGAGAAAGACGATGGCACGTTTCTACACGAACAAGGTCCTCGAGGCGGTCGAGGAGGGCACGCTCGACGCTCAGGTCGCACTGCGAATGGCGCTCTGCTGGATGTCGGAGGATGACGTCGCTGGAATGGTCGAGGCTGAGCTCGAAGACCTCTTTGAGTACGAGGATGAGGGCGAAGATGAGGGGGAGGAGGGCGAAGATGACCTTCTGTGAACTAGAGCTCAACTATATTCTCGAGGCTGTCAAGTTCTTCCAGGAGAAGGGCATCCCCAACCTGCCGCCGACCGACCGTGCAGTGTACACCGCGGAGGTTGAGGGCATCATCGAGAGGATCGAGTTCGAACTGGATGGCGAGGCGTAAAAAAGTTCGCCCCGGGGTGCAAACCCCAAGCGGGCCGTGGTACAACTAATTCATCCGGTGGGGATGGTGCCCCACGGTGGAGGAAATATGGCTATCCCTCACGTTAGCAAGATCGTTGACAAGCTTCCCGACCCCGTCCGCGACGACTTCTGGGGCCACCTGGGGGACCTCATCTCGAGCCAGGAGGCAGACACCTTGGTTGCCCGGTGGTCCACCATCGAGGAGGTCTTGGTGGATGGATTGGAGTATACCCACAAGGACCTGGAGGGCCTGGGCATCGACGTGGCTCGCTACTCGGCGGCGGGCAAGGTCTCTCTCGTCCGCGTCTTTCTCTGAAAAAAGTTGAGCCGGGGGTGCAAACCCCCGGACATCCATGGTACAACAGATTCAAGAGGTGGGGATGGTACCCCACCTGCGGAGGAACGAAGATGATTATCACCACCAAGTACCTCGGCCCCACCAACACCCGCGGCGGTCGCATCAAGGCGAGCCGCGAGGACGGACTCAACTTCCCGCCAATCACGGTCGAGTACGACCATGCCCTCAGTTCGTACGCCAACCACTGCGAGGCCATGCGGGCTTTCATCGCGAAGCACTACCTCAAGGCTCCGTGCGAGACACTGTTGGCCCATCACACCAAGGAAGGGTACGTGTTCCTGACGGGCGCCGAAACGGTCGCCCTCTGAAAAAAGTTGAGCCGGGGGTGCAAACCCCCGGACATCCATGGTACAACAGATTCAGGTGGTGGGGAAAGAACCCCACTGGAAGAGCAAGGAGCGAATATGAAGCGCATCAAGATTGGCGACGTCGTTACGTGCGAGGGTCTCAACTGGATCGTCACTGCCCTTACCCGGGGACGCGACAAGCTCGCACGACTCTCTGTCCCAGGTGACCTCAGCCTGCAGAATGTCATCTACCGCCGGGTCGAGGAGCTGGAGAACCCAGGACCCTGGCGCTGAAAAGTTCGCTCGGGGGTGCAAACCCCCGGCGGCTTATGGTACAACTGTTTCAAGAGGTGGGGATGGTACCTCATCGAGGAGAAGTACGATGCTGCTCTTCAATCTGAAGCACTTCCTGGCGGCAATGGTGGAACTTGGTGACAGTGGCGACGCCAACACCTGGAATGTGTCCATGGAGGTGGGTCCTGGGAACAAGGTGTGGGTGGTTCTGTTCGACGTCATCGACCGGGTGACCTACAGCATCTCCCGGACCAAGAAGACCTTGGTGGTCCGGACGCGCCACTGGAAAGAGGAGCTCGATGCCTACGCCTTGGAGGTGACCCTCCGTAAAGGTAAACCGGTTTGGACCAAGTGTGACACCGGCGTGGTGGCTACTCCCCATGTGGTCGCTCGAGCCATCTTCAACACCATGATGGACGAGGACCAGCTGGTCTGAGCCGTTCACAAAAAAGTTCGCCGGGGGTGCAAACCCCCGGCGGCTTATGGTACAACAGATTCAGGTGGCGGGGATGGTACCCCACCGGGGAGAGAGAAGATGTACTACTGCAAGCCTGCGCTGCGAGTCAATTGTCCATTCTATGTCGCTCTCATCTCCGAAGCGGCGTTCGCACGCATCAAAGCAAATCGCCAGTGGGCACCCACCTGGGTGGTGTCCGATGGGCTCAACGGTGCCAAGGAGTGGCGCTTCACGGACGCTAAGGGCCGGCTCTTCAACGTCTACACACGGGACGGTAGCCCTCGAGTCAGTGGCTACGAGGACACATCCCCAGCTGACGTAGCCCGGTTTGAGGCTTGGGTTCTTAGCTTCTAAAAAGTTCGCGGGGCAGCCATCAACATAGTTATACACAGGAGTGTATGGCATGAAGATAACACTACAACAGCTGAAGCAGATCATTAAAGAATCGTCGAGCGCCCAATTTCCTTACGGGGACACGGTGGACGCACTTTACAAAATACGCGATGATCTTGATGAAAAGAACTGGCGCGCTGTCCGTGCAGGCCTGGACGATCTCATCCTCCAGCTTGAGCCCTTTGCTGACATGTAAAGTTTACAGAATGGTGTAAACCTTCAGTGAACCGTGGTACAACTAATTCATCCGGTGGGGAATGGATCCCGCCGGCAACTGGAGAATCACAATGGCACACGGCATCTGCTACTTCAATGACACCTTCTCCGCTCAAACCGACGCCGGCCAGCTTGATGACTACGAATGCAAGGCGGCCACGTCCGGTCAAATCTCCAGGTTCAAGGCTGGGTTTGAAGAATACCACGCCCTCCTGGTAAAGGACACCAGTCGTGCCCCAGAACTCTCCCTCGCCTTCGATAATAAGTTCCCCTCCACGCTCATCTGGCGTGATGAAGATGGTGCCATTGAGCCCGGGGTCTTCCTCCTAGAATCAGTTGGCCTCAATCCTTTTGAGTGATGACAGTGTAAATCCTCTCTGAATCCTGGTACAACAGAATCACGGGGTGGCAAGGTGGCCACCCCCAACCCGGAGAGCGCAAATGTCTTTCACTTGCAAAGTCCCCGCCAAGACCTCTTTCAAGGTCAACGACGCCCGCCAAGCGCACATGGTCTCCAAGCTGATGGCGATCCACGAGGCCATCAAGCACAACTGCACGAAGCACTTCCCCAACGACAGGTATGCTCCCCAGATTCTCATCCTAGAGGACTTTGGGTGGGCTGACGAGCAAGGTGCCTGGACCGACAAGGTTGGGTATTTCGTAGAATACAGGATTGCACCTCTGGACTCGGGCCGGGTGGGTAGGTCCTCGCTTATCCAGGACTTTGAGGACGAACTCAAGAAGGGCATCTTCTACGGGGATCCTAATCCCATCATCATCCGGAATCCCGGGTGGGAGAAGGGAGAGTCCCGGGTCCAGTTGTTCTGGCACGTCGATACTAATAGCATCGGCGACTGAAAAAAGTTGGGTTGGGGGTGCAAACCCCCGGCCCCTTTTGGTACAAAGGATTCATGAGGTGGCCACCCCGGCCACCGGGGAGAACGAAGATGCGAGCTTACATCATCCAGTGGATTAACAAGCGCGACCACGGTACGTCAATGATTTTCGCCCGCACGGCCGGTGCCGCGGTTGAGGAGCTCCGCGCCCGGGAAGGTAACAACACCGTCGCCATCACAGTGACCCCCAAGCTTCAAAAGTAAATTGCACAAGGTGGTGCAAACCACCGCCAACCTATGGTACAACAGATTCAAGAGGTGGGGATGGTACCCCACCGGATGGAGACTGACCATGCAGATTACGCTTACTCTGGACTCCCTCTCCAATGCCAAGGACCTCATCACCGACGGTGCCTATAAGAATCTGACTGCATACAAAGCCTTCTTCAAGGCCTCGGCCCTCCCTTACGGCCTAACCGTCAAGAAGGTCATCACGGACCGGGAAAACGACCTCATCCAGGGGGTTGTGGAGTACACTGACCTTGAAAAGGTCAAGGAGTGGATGCTTTCCGACTCCCCGGAATTGTCCCGCCAGGATGTTGATGACCTCATCCAAGAGGCCCTCTCCACCTGAACCTAAAAAAGTTGGGTTGGGGGTGCAAACCCCCGGCCCCTTGTGGTACAACAGATTCAAGAGGTGGGGATGGTACCCCACCCAGGAGAATGACGATGCAACTCAAGACCGTTGAACTTCAGCCCACCCTCCTTGACTCCATCATCGCACCCCTCACTCCTGAACAGCGCGACCAGGTCTACGTCGACCTTGGCGAATACTTTACCTGGGGCGATGCAGAGTATACCCTCTTTCCTATGCGTGAAGTGGTCGCGCTCCTGGACCAGACCTTCGGCCACCAGTACCTCCTCGCCCGCGGCATCGACATCGACATCCTCGAGGGGCGCGGCGGGTTGGTCGCGGTCAAGGGTTGAAAAAAGTTCGTCCGGGGGTGCAAACCCCCGGCTGCAGGAGCCCGATGAGCAGAATGCCCTCTCTTCACCCCACAAAGGTAGTTACCTATGTCACACTCATTCCGGATCGGAGACATGGTTCGGCTTCACAGGGATCGCAACCACGACAAGTTTGGGTACAGAGGACAAAACGTCTGGAAGTATGAAGATGGGTGGATGCAACAGACCGCCAGCCAAGTGCGCTATGATGAAATCTGTATCGTCCTGGGTGAGGTATACCTCGAGGCGCCCTGGCCCGGGCGACGTGGGAAGTCTGAGGCGTCAGGCACTTGGTACCAAGTACACAATTCTAGCGCCACGGGATGGCTCCACAAAAACGCTCTAGAACCGGTGTAAAGTGCCGCTCAGCCGTGGTACAACAGATTCATCCGGTGGGGATGGTACCCCACGGAGTGGAGGCTAAAATGACAATCTTGACTACGAAAAAGAAAAGCCTGTGCCCCGTTTGCGGGGAAAAGTCATACAAGATCGGTTTCACCAAAGACGGGCGGGTAATCCGCTCGTGTAACGACGCAACGAACGAACGTAAATAAGTTCGGGTGGGGGTGCAAACCCCCACCTCTTTGTGGTACAACTGATTCAAGAGGTGGGGATGGTGCCCCACGGAATGGAGAGCAAAGATGCACTTCTTCTTTTCGCGTCACGCTGAAGTTTCTGGTAGCTTCCTTGTCGATGACCTCTCTGATGAGGTGTTCAACATCATCCGCCGCAAGGCGGAGTGGCAGCCAGTCGAGGTCAACATCGATCCTGAGAAGGGATACGACGGGCTCGAGTGGCGCTTCAAGGACGCGAAGGGTAGGCTCTACAACGTCTATTCCAGGTGGGGTCAACCTCGAGTTGGTGGATGGCGGACCACCACGCCCCAGGACGTGAAGAACTTCGAAGCCTGGGTTCTTAGCCTGTGAAAAAAGTTGGGCCGGGGGTGCAAACCCCCGGACCCTTGTGGTACAACAAATTCATCCGGCGGGGATGGTACCCCGCGGAGTGGAGAATGACGATGACCGATATCAACTGCATTCGCCGTGACAACTGTGACTCCTGCAACAGCCGCCGCGTTCCGGTGGCGGTCTTCCACCACCACGGCACCCCGGTGCTCAACCAGTGCCGCTCGTGCAACCCGAGCGTGTTCGAGGCCCTCGCCCGCCGGGACATCGACGCCTGGCTGAAGGGCGAGACCAGTGAAAGCAACTGGTTTCACGGATAAATTTACCAGGACAGTGCAAAGCACCTGCCCAGCTTGATATAACAAATTCATGAGGCGGGGACGGATCCCCGCCGGCCTCTAGGAGTCAATAGACCATGTCTTCGATGAACCTCAATGTCGGTATCAAGAACCTCCGCAACGGCACCAACATCATGGAAATCAAGGTGCCCGAGCAGCTCCGGACCCGGATGCCCACGGGCATCGAGTGGTTCGACGACGCCATCGGTGGCACAGGCTTCGTCCCCTCCTGCGTCATGATGCTCACCGGTACCCCCGGTGCGGGCAAGACGACGATGCTCCTGCAGCTCGCGGATTCCATCACATCGGCAGGCCACATCTGCCTCTACAACACCGGCGAGGAGAGCCTCTACCAGGTGCGCATGGTCACCGAGCGCCTCAAGCTGAAGAGTGGCTTCGTGGCAGGTCAGGACACGATGGTGCAGGACCTCCTCGCTCATGCGGACGCCCTCCGCGAGGCGAACCCTGGCAAGCAGGTCTTCATCCTCCAGGACTCCCTCCAAACCCTCGACGACGGAAAGTGGAAGGATGGCCCCAACAGCGTCACCCCGCTCCGTGTCGTCGAGCGCCTCACGGACTGGGCGAAGACGAACTTTACGAACGTCATCTTCATCGGCCAGGTCAATAAGTCGGGCGAGTTTGCAGGCAAGAACGGCATTCTCCATGCGGTCGACGTCCGTGGTCGCATCTTCCTCGACACCGACAAGAAGAGTGAGACCTTTGGCGAGCGCATCTTCGAGGTTACCAAGAACCGGTTCGGTTGTTCAGGCCGCGCCTATGTCCTCGGCCTCAGCGACAAGGGCCTCTATGAGAAGGGCTCCCTCAGCCAGCTCTCGTAAAAAAAAGCTGGGCCGGGGTGCAAAGCCCCGGCCCGGCATGGTACTCTGTTCTTACTTCACCACCACGGAAGGAAACCATGAACAACCCAATGAGCATCTCACGCTTCGTAGAAATTGCCCCTCTCCTCCCCCGGGACACCTCGATCCTCATCCGCGGCCCTCACGGCATCGGCAAGTCCCAGGTCGTCCGCCAGGTCTCGGCTGCCATCGGCGCCAAGGAGGGCATCAAGAACTTCCCGGTCATCGATCGCCGGCTCTCCCAGATGACGGAGGGCGACATGATTGGTCTCCCATCCACCGACGGCAACGTCACCCGCTTCAACCCACCCGACTGGTACAAGGCGGCCTGCGACGCCCCCGTCACCCTCTTCCTGGACGAGCTCAACCGCGCCACCCACGAGGTGATGCAGGCTGCGTTCCAGGTCGTCCTGGACCGGGAGCTGAATGGATGGAAACTGCATCCCCAGACCCGGGTGTTTGCTGCGGTCAATGCCTCGGCCGAGTACACGGTGAATGAGATGGACCCGGCCCTTCTCGATCGTTTCTGGGCGATTGATTTGACCCCCACCACCGAGGATTGGCTCAACTGGGCCCGGGGTCCGGGTGCCATCCACCCCACAATCACGGACTTCATCTCCTCGGCCGACAAGTGGCTCGATCCCCCGAAGCACACCGAGGCAGGCTCGGTCCACCCAAGCCGCCGCTCCTGGGAGCGTCTCTCCAAGTGTCTCATGGCCACGGGGGTCGCGGACAATCCGGAGGACTCCGCCTTCTATTCCCTCTCTCTCGGCTACATTGGTGTGGATGCTTCGATCGCCTTCTACGACTTCGCCAAGTCGGTTGACAACCGGGTGACGGGCGAGGACGTGGTGGAGCGGTACCCCAAGTTCAAGAAGAAAGTCGAGAAGCTCTCCCAAGACCGGCTCAACGGCCTGGTCGAAAAGGTGGCCGAGTACGTCACGAAGAACCTGTCGACCTTGTCCGACAAGCAGGGCAAGAACCTCCAGGACTTCATCAAGGACATCCCAGGCGAGCTCCGGGTCTCGTGCTGGTCCAAGCTCACGGCCCACGGACTCGATAAGCTGGAGCTCGCGAAGTCCGTGCACAAGTGGTGTGCCGCTGCGATCCTGGATGTGTTCGGGGTGCCCATGGGCGAGAAGGGCATCGGGGTCACCCCCAACATTCCTGAGATGTTGAAGAACAAAAAGTGAGGTGGGCAGGCCTCGGGCCTAGATATTAACATGGCAACACACTTCATCGAAGAACGCTGGATTGAACGGGCCGAAGCCCGGCGCGAGAAGGCTCGTCGGGCAGGCCGAGCGCCTGCCAAGGTGCAGTCACAGTGGGAGGACGATCTTCGATATATCAAGGGACTCCGCGTGGTGGTGGAGTGGTGCACCGCACGCTCACTGACCGTGGTCTTCAAGAACCAGCATGGAGGGATCTTCTTCCCCGCACAGGACAAGATCACAATCAGCGAGCGGGCGGTGCCCAAGCTTCAGCTCCACTATCTCCTCCATGAGTGTGGTCATGCACTCATTGGCCCGAAACAGCCCGGCGGCCGCTTCAGCATGGGCTACGGGGTGAAGAACGATCGGGCCCTCCGCTCCCCCCAGCACAAGCTAGACGTCATCGAGGAAGAGTTCGAGGCATGGCACCGGGGCTGGAAGCTGGGCCGGAAGCTGGGGGTCTTCATCCGGTCGGATCGTGCATGCTACGACGACACGCGGGTAAAGATGTTGAGGACTTACATTGATTGGGCTTCCAAGTCCTGGGGATCCTCGACCACAATTGACCCTGAGTGAGGCTCAGATAAAAGAGACAAAATGAGATAGGTTTGCTCCCATGGAATTTACGAGAGCCCATCTCAGCCCACCCTGCCAACCGAAAAAAAAGTTTGTGGAGGTGTGCAAACTTCCACAGGCACATTGTAGAGTTGGACCATGAAAGGACGTAAGGTGACATGGAAGGCAGGCGAGGACCCGGCGGTTGCCGGACGCCCTGCACCTCCCCCACGGTACAGGGGAGCGCAGAGCACCTCTCACCTGGAGAAGATCGCTGACCAGTTGTACCCAGGAGCGCTCCTTGCCTGCGAACGAGAACTATACGTGGACACGTACCACACGAATCTTCCCCATCCGCTCCTTGTCACGAGCGATCCAGCCTGGGCACAGGCGGCGCCCACTGTCGCTCATCGGGGTGACCTTGTCATCTATGCCGGCACTGTACGTTACGAGGAGGAGACTTCAAAGAGTTCTCTGCGTGTCGTACGTCACACGGTCATCTGCCGGGGACAACGATACATCCTCAGCACTCTCGACGGAGTGAAGCCTGTCGACGATTAAATTCGTGAATGTGTGCAAATAGCCCGCCAATCTTGGTACAACAGAACTGTGGGGTGGGAGAGTGCCCGCCCAGGAGATGAGCGATGCAAGAGTTTACCATCATGCGAGCCCGCCGAACCACAGGTGGCGAGTACGTCATCCTGTGCCACCTGCCTGAGAACAAGGTGACGCCCTGGGTGACGTGGCGTGCGGCGACAGTCGACGGCCAGGGCGCGTACCGGGGCAACTATTTCTACGCGAACGAAGAGACCTTCGCATACGAGGACTTCAACACTCGCACCTGAGGGAGACCACATGAGAGAGCACTTCATCCCATCCGCCAAAGATCCAACCAGGCGGATTCACGTGATCGAATACGGAGGCAGGTGGTGGGCTCGAGTGGGTGGCTCACCACAGGTGTCCATGTTCTGGCGCACTCCCAGGGGAGACTGGGGCTTTAGCGCCCCTGTGGACCCTCCCCCGGGCCTTGCAGCATGGTCCACTGACGACACGGTGGAGTGGATCGCAGACCTCCGGACGGTCATCAGCTTCTTCGAAGAACAACAACGATACTTCAAGGCGACGGAACTATGAACACTCTCATTATCGCTGGTGTCATCCTGCTGGGCGTCGGGCTCGCGGCATTCGTCACATGGGGCGTGCTCCAGGCCGTGCTCGACCTCATAGTCTTGAGGCGCATGAGAGAGGGAGACACCGAGGGCGTAAAGCGTGCCCTCGATCACAGCTCCGTACGGATCTCTCAGCGTGTTAGAATCACAGCAGAGGTCTGGCTCAAGGACCGGGAGGGACCATGACTACGTACTATGAGAAGCGGGGACGTCGATACTATCCAGTCGCAGAACACATGACACGTGACGCTCTTCCGGAAGGTCACTATCTGGTCACAGTCAAGCCCGGCATCACTTCGTGGACGAGGGACGTCACTCCTGACACGGCTGCATTGAAGGCGGCACAGAAGATGGTGATCGATGAACTGGCAAAGTGGATCTATGAGGCAGGCCAGGCACGACCCTCAACGACTCCACTTACTCCTGAACAGAAGGTGGCATGGGAGGTGTGCCGTGCCGCCCACGGCGGAGGACCCTTCTACCTGGAGTTCCCCGCCGCGCAGGACATCGCCAAGAAATTCCTGGATCGATTGGACGGGCTCCCATGAGCCTCATCATTGTCATGGTGCTCCTGGCTGCGTGCCTCGTGGGGCTTGCACCACCCCAGTTCAGACGGCACTTGACATACATTTACGCGACCCTCATCTTCTTCATGGCACTCTTGAACATTTGTGTTAAACCCTAGCTTTAATTTGCGCTGATGGTGCAAACCTCGATTGGTCCATGTTACAAAGGGATCATGAGGTGGCAACGGACACCACCGGAGGAAATATGTGGGCATCAACTGAGACTGACTTCAACCTCGAGCGGCATCTCATCACGTTCCTGCAGGAGTCACCCTTCTACGCGGAAATCTCCCGGCACGTCCGGAAGACCCCCACGACCCGTCTCCCGACTGCGGCCATCGCCTGGAATAAGGAGTCGGACGAGCTGACCCTGTACTGGAACCCGGGGTTCTTCGCGGAGCTCTCGAACTGGGAGATTCGCGGCGTCCTCCTCCACGAGTTTAACCACCTCGTCTTCGGCCACCTGGCTGCCCGCCACCGCGAGCCCCCGAAGCTCTGGAACATCGCCACGGACTTGGCGATCAACTCCCTCATCATCGCCTCAGCAGGCAACCGCCGCGAGGGCGATAAACCTGATGCACGCCCCCTGCCCAAGGGCGCTCTCATCCCAGGTCAAGCCAGCGCCATCGACCCTGAGACCCTGAAGAAGATGCCCCCTGAGGTACGGGAAGCGCATGAAAAGATGTCGGCCCTCATCGCATCCTTCCCACCGCTCCAGACTTCAGAGTGGTATTTCTTCAAGCTCCTGGAAGAGCTGGGCAACGACCCTGGTTCATGCTTCGGCCCTGGAGGAGACCAAGACCAAGATGGTGACACCATCCCAGGCTCTCCCACCCTGGACGACCACAGTGGCTGGGGCGGTGTGCCCGATGACATGCGCGAGTACCTTGAGGGGAAGGTCAAGGGTATCCTGGAGAAGGCGGTCAACCACGCTGACAGCAGCCCGAATGGCTGGGGTTCCATGCCTGCGGACGTCCAGCGCGAGATTCGCAAGTCCGTGTCCCAGGTGATCGACTGGCGCAGCGTCCTCCGCCAGTTCGTGGGCTCGCTCACTCGAGCGGAGCGCTCGACCTCGATCAAGCGCATCAATAAGAGGTATCCTTACATCCATCCAGGCACGAAACGAGGGTACACTGCGCGCCTCTGCGTCGCGATCGACCAGTCAGGTTCGGTAGACGACGGCCAGCTCCAGAGCTTCTTCTCTGAGCTTGCGAGCCTCACGCGCCGGGTGTCGGTGGATATCCTCCCATTCGACTGCGCGGCACAGGAGTCCGACATCTTTGAGTGGAAGAAAGGCACAAATCCGAAGCTCAAGCGGGTCCGGGGTGGAGGCACGGACTTCAACGCCCCCACCCGGCTCATCAACAACCCGAAGCACAGGGGACGCTGGGATGGGTTCCTCATCATGACCGATGGGGAGTGCTCGGCGCCTGAATCGTCCCGGGTAAAGCGTGGCTGGGTCCTGAGCCGGGGCTGCAAGCTCCACTTCAGCTCCTCCGAGCTCCAAGTGTTCCTGGATGACGCGAGGAAAATGACGGGAGCTTGGCGCTGACGGTGCAAATCGCCGACGAAACATGGTATCCTTGACCCAGGAATAGAGAGAGGAGGCTATATGCCAGTCGTCATCGGTATCGTAATCTTCCTTGCTGTCTGTTGGATGTTCCCCCGGCTCATACTCTTCTGCTTCGTGACCCCCATCGCAGCCTTCGTCCTAGGCGGGTTCTTGTGGGCGCTCGGGGCGCTGTATGATAAGTCCCTCAACAACTTGGACACTTTCTGCATCTTCGTGGGCGTGGCCTGGATCGCCTCAGCCTTCTATTTCATGAAAGACACAGCGTAAAAGGTGCAAATCAACATCGAACTGTGTTACAACAGATTCATGAGGCGGGGACGGCTCCCCGCCGAGGAGAACGAAGATGCACATCACCGAAACACATCACGGCGACATCATCATCCGCTCTTATGTCCTCCCCCGGGAGAGGATCGAGCTTCACTCCTATAGGAAAGGAGAGCTCATCAGCGTGCGATCTTTCTCGGTGGGCGACGCGGCGGAGTACGACTCGTTCAACCTCTCTTACTGGGGGAAGATTAAGTCCATCACGGAGAAATCCATAACGATCGCCGAGAGCTGGGGCAGCAGGTCCCGCCGGCTCAAGCTGGATACCTTCGCATGGAGGAACTGGGACTGGACCCTCGAGGGTGCCCAGGAACGGAGCAGAAATTTCATGGATTGAGGTGCAAACCTTCACCGGACCGTGATACAACAGATTCAAGAGGTGGGGAGGGGAATCCCCACCAAGGAGAATGTCGATGGGAACTATCATTGCTGGTGGTAAGGACTTCAAGGCCGGTGATCGAGCAGTGTGTGATACCCTCTGGGTGTCCTCAGACGGACCTCTTCCTGGTTACCTGGCCACCTACGAAGGAACCATCAAGTCCATCACCCAGAAGAATGTGGTGATGGTGGACGACACCGGGTGTGTCAGGCGCCTGAAGCACGAGGAATTCGTCAAGAAGAATTCCTAAAGGGTGCAAATCAACATCGAGCTGTGATACAAATAATTCATGAGGCGGGGACGGCTCCCCGCCGAGGAGAACGAAGATGCCGATCATCGTCAAGAGCAATGGGGAAGAGACCACCACCTACACCGGCCGCGTTGTTGAGGTCACCGAGACCCGGGAACAGCGCAACCTGAGCGACACGCTGGACTACAGCGACTGGCAGACCGTCCGGGTCGTCCATGCCCTCGTCTGGCTCGGCCCCGAAGGCAAGCCGGAGGACCAGTTCACGTGGATTGATTGTTCCAACCTCTTCGCTTGGCGTGGTGAGCCCGTCAAGACCGCGGTGGTCGACGGCGCTCCCAACAACTTCATGTCGGCCCTCAACCCCGAGGCGCCGCTGATGTGGACCAACCTCACCATCTACAAACAATTCAAGATTGACGAAGCTCGCGAGGCCGAGGAAGCCCGGGCTCGTCTCTTCGCCCAGGTTGAGGCGGAGCGTCAGGCCTTCGCCGACAAAAAGTCGGCCGCGGCTCTGAAGCGCCAAGCCACGGACGAGGCCAAGTGCGCCGCCGCGGAAGCCCTGCTCGAGGGTGTGGCCAAGGGTAAGACCTACACCACCAAGGAGGGCTTCACTGGAAACCTCTTCTGGAAGGGCGCCAAGAAATATCGCGGCACCTGGTCCGCCCGGGTGGGGCTCAAGGACCCCAACGGCCAGGTGGTCTGGACTAGTGTGGACCAACTAGTCTAATGGAGGAACTAGTCTCCGGACTAGTCAAATGGACTAGTAAGGCGCCCAACTAGTGGTTGGGCAACTAGTCCACATGCACCGTGGAATCTGGTACGATGACACGGTTTGTACGAATGGACTACCTCATGGTAGAATAACCACAACAAGCAAGGAGCAAAGAGAACATGCGAAAGACTTCTACTACCACTGCAACCGCCACTTCCACGAATCGCAACCGCACACCCCGCATTGGTATCACCGTCGCTGAGGTACTTGAAGACCTCATCAGCAATGGCCCCGCCACCGAGAGCCAGCTCCTCGGGCCCTATCGCAACGACTCTCGTGATCGTTGGGGCAACTCCCTCTTCCTGGTGGGCGAGGGCCTGGGCTCGGAGGCTTCGCTCGTGAAGCGAGGGCTCGTGAAGGTGGTCGGGTCGCTCTATCGGGCCCGTGTGTATGACATCACGCCGAAGGGCCGCGCGGCGCTCCGCCGGTACGGGACGATGTGATGAAGACTTTGACAATCCAGCTGGAAGAGGAAGACGTCGAGGTTGTCCTCGAGGCCCTTGAGCTCCTCCACGATAGGCTGCTGGAGTTCGACACACACTGGGATAACGATGAGGAAACTCGGAGGGACCTGGAGGCAGTGCGGCGAGTGGGCGCCATCTTCGATACGCTCGGTGTAAATCAATCCTAAACGGTGATACAAAAGAATCATGGAGGACAACAGGGTCCTCCACACCAGAGGAAGATGAGCACCCGCCTGCTGCGCTGTGGCTCACGAAGATACTCGGGCTTGAGCTCTGCAGCAAGAGAGCTTGCCACTTGTTGAGGCTCTCTTGCTGCTCAAGAGCTCTTGATGCAAGAGTGCGGTGGCAGGTGCCTCGAGGTGAGCCACACTTGGGGGGTGTCCAGCCTCACCGCTACCGCCACTGTGATTGCACTCTCCATGGCCATGGAGGTGCTGTGGACTCCTTGAGTGTAGCCTAACTTGGCAATAGATTTACACCCAGATCAGAAAAAAACTTTTTTTTCGAAAACGGTATAAAACGCGAATCGACCGTGATATAACTAATTCATCCGGTGGGGATGGTCCCCCGCCGCGGAGGTCGAAATGAATCATCAATTCGTTGAACAGGATTCGGCGCGCGAAAATCTAACCAACGCCATCAAGGCGTTCGATGGGGCCCGGCTCCCCGCCGCGCTGGAGACCATCGTGGATGTCTTCGCCATCGAGGAGGAGGAGGAGCTGCTGGACGAAGTCCTCCTCGCCGCGACGTGCGCCGGATTCGATGACGGGGGCGACGACGAACGCTGGGCCTGGAACAGCGCCATCGAATGGTGGGAGAGCAACCACGGATAATTCCGAAAAAGTGGGGGGAGGGTGCAAACCCTCCCGGCTCCATGATATAACCAATTCATCCGGTGGGGATGGTGCCCTAACCGGCAACGGAGCGAAAATGTCAACGAACGTACTCAGCATCCGGACCATCACTGACCTTCTTACCCCGGCCGAGCGCAACGAGTTCTGGCATTACCTCGGAGGAGAGGTTACTTCTCGTGAAGCCGAAACCGGGATCGTGGGCCCCTCCAAAGTAAAAGAAATCCTGGGGTTCTATATGGATCTCACTGCGAAGGACTCCCGCGACCGCGGCATCGTCTTTCCAAAGGGCGCCAAGTTCCAGCTTGAGCTCTAAAAAAGTTGGGCACGGGGGTGCAAACCCCCGGCCCCCTGTGGTACAACAGACTGGAGAGGTGGGGGGCGGTCCCCGCCCAGGAGGGGATCGACCATGATCATCAACGAATACCACTTGGGCTGGGGCTTCATCCACGCCTACGTCACCCCCGGCGACCGCATCGAACTTTACACCTTCAGCAACGGAGCTCTCGAAACGGTCAAGGTCTTCCGCGTAGGAGACACCGCGGAATACGACTCGGACAATACCCGCTATCTCGGCCTCCGCTATCTCGGCACCATCCGCTCAATCACAGCGAAAAGCGTCGCCATCCGTCCCACCTACGGGTCATCGACGAAGTGTCTCAACTTCGACACCTTCTCATGGCGCAACTGGTGCTTCGACCTCGGCGAGGCTGAAGCATACAATTCAGAGGTTTCTCGCGGTGTCTAGTGTAAATCCTCTACGAACCGTGATACAACAGATTCAGGTGGTGGGGATGGTACCCCGCCAAGGAGAATGACGATGCAGTTTGCTTCCTCCAAGTTTGAATGGAGCCCCAAGGGAACTGGTTACGCTTTTGCAGGTGACCTGCTGGCCGACTGCCGAGCCCCCGCGGCCTTCACGGTCGTCTCAGACCGGACCGGAGTCGAGAAGACCTTCAAGCTCAAGCCCCGCTATGTCCCCCAGTACCTCTACCTCGAGGAAGGATATGCCCCTTATGACCACGACGACGGACCCGACGATGGAGTCGACACCTACAGCTCGGACGATGGATTTGAAATCCTCATCGTCTTTTGAGACATCCATGATGTGGGACCTTGAGTGCCCCATCTCATCCCCCGAGCTGGAGGTACCTGGCAACGACGCCACGGTCTTCCTGGCGGGGGCGATCGTCGGGGTGGAACCACCCATCCGAGCTGTGATCACCACAGTGAATGAGTGGGGTTGGGCCAACGTTCGCTTCACGTTCTCCTCCAGGGAAGCTGCGGATGCATGGACCGCGGCTGCGCTGAGCCAGATTGACGCTCTCTTTCGCGGTGAGGTATAACCCACTCAGGCGAACTGCAAGCCCAGCCGTGTCATCGTGCTCACGGGAGAAAAAGTGCGCTGACGGTGCAAATCTCCCGTGAGCGGTGGTACAACTGGTTCATCAGGTGGGGACGGTTCCCTGCCGGGGAGATTGAAGATGAGAATCAAGACCAAGTTCGTTCCTGCCACCAACAAGACCGGCGAGAAGATAAAAGCTTCTGCTCTCGAAGGTTCCATCACGGTCGAGTTCAATCCCACGAACGGCGCCTTTGCGAACCATGTCGAGGCGGCAAAGGCCCTGGTTCGCAAGCTGAATCACCCGGCTGAACTTCTACACGTTCAACTCGAGAACGACGGCTTCGTCTTCTTGACGATGTATGATGCAAACATCGTGCGCCTCTGACTGGGGGATATACATGAGAAAGAAATTCAAGAGACCAGCAACCCTCATCGACCCAGTTCACCTTGCGGCTGCTGAGGATGCTGTGCTCCGTCACATCTCCCACTGGGGGACATCCGTGGAAGAGATCTGGTTCGATGTTTTCCTGCCCCACGAGGTCATCAGGTACATCCTCATGCGTCTCCGGAGGAAGGGCCTGATAAAGACTCACCGAACAATTGTGGCGCGCCGATGCACATCTCCGACCTCGACCTAAGACCCTCCATGTTCGTCGAGGGACTCGACGATGAAGGATACAACATCGATCGTCTCCGTGTCGTCTCCCACCCGAGCTCTCATTTCGAGGTTTGGGCACACCGGGGACAGGATCTCCTCAAAGTATATGTCGTCAAACTCGGGGACACGATCCCGTTCTTCTTCTTCGACGGCGTCCAACACTGTCCAGGTCGCCTGTCCAAGATTACACCCAAGATGGGTTACCTCCTTCATCCGGAGTCGGGGAGAATCCATCGCTTTGAATTGAAGTGGCTCGCTTGGTGGTATTTCATGGAAGCAGTGCAAACCCGCAGCGAACTGTGATACAACAGAATCAAGGAAAGGAGATTAACCATGAGTTTTTTTAATGTTCTTTACTGGCCTTCACGGCCGCGTCGTAGGAGTACACCGGCACCTGTAAACCCTTCTCCAGGACGTCGACGGAGAGGGAGTTCAAACTCAGGATGGAAAGGTCGCTCTTCTTTTTGGGATGGCGACGACGAAGAAGAAGATGATAATGACTACGATGATGACTTTCTTGACGATGAATAGGTGTAAATCCTCTACGAACCGTGATACACTGGATCCATAAGGACTGAGGAGGGAATATGAAGACCGGTGACATGGTTAAACTCCCGTTCGAAGACCGTTCACCCGGCACGACCGGTAGGATTGGTTGGGAGATCGAAGATCGCGATACGGACAGTCCCCGATACAGCTTTTCCTCCCATGGGCTCTTCGCCTGGGATGATGTTGGTCTCATCGTCGAAGCGAGAACCTGGACGACCGACGAGCCCTGGTACCAGGTGAAGCACAGTGGAGGAATCCATTGGTTCCCCGGCGAACAGCTCGAGCCTGCTTGAACGTGGGAGGAAGTCTCTTGAATTCGTGAAAAAGATTGCACCACAGTGTAAATCCTCTGCGATCCATGGTACACGGGATTCAAAATGGGACAAAAAGTCCCATTTTTGTCTTAGAAATATAATTACTATCGTTCACCATGGGAGAGAACACACATGAAACTGACAATCGGTATTCTTAGAAAGATCATCAAGGAAGAAGTGAAAAAGTCAATGAAGCGATCAACTCTGCGCGAATCCCGTTTCGGTGATTCAGACTACGCCATTGAGCTGGACATTTCCGACGAGCTTTTCCGTAAAGCCCCCCGTATGGGAGATGACGTGACCCAACTTCTAGCCCAGGCTTCACGGAATCTACGTGGTCTTCCGGGATTACCGCCCGGCACTGTTGCAACAGTCGTCAACCCATCAGGTCCGGGCGGCGGCAATCCCGTGGTCCAAATTTCTTTCACAGACGAGGAAGTGGCCTGGGAGTGGTTCAGCGTGTGGCAGGACACGGATGACCTCGGTGATCTCCACGCCCTCGAAGTCCAATAACTGTAAATTCCACCCCAATCAGAAAGGAGAGCCCACAAGACTCTCCTTTGTTTTTTAAGCCGACGTCGCCCGGGAATCACACCTCAATCGAGTGGGCACCACGGTGTAAATCCTCTGCGATCCGTGGTACAACAGATTCATCAGGTCGGAGGATGCAACATGGAACTCGAAACCTTCTTCTTCTCTTGGGTATCTTGGCCTCTCTGGGCAGTCCTCGGCGGCCTCGCGGTCGCCGCGGTGGTCGAACGGAAGCACCGGTGAACATCACGGAGCACCCCATCATCAATGACGTGTACTGGAGGGCGGACAGGTACCAACTCGTCTCCCACCCCGGCTCACACTTTGAGGTCTGGGTCTACCGGGGTCCTGATCTTGTCCTCGCGCTGTCCTTCCGCCTGGGGGACACGATCTGGTTCGTCTCTCGAAAGAGCCACCGTGACCACCGTGGAAAGCTCCTGCGCGTCACACCCCAACTGGGGTACGTCCTCGACCCATGGAACGGAGAGACCCGGCACCTCGAGCTCCGGAGACTCGCCTGGTCAAACATCACAAAAAGTCTCGGACCACCCCATATTTAGGGTCTGGACATCTAGGAGTGCCAGATGAAGATTACACTGAGACAGTTGAAGAAGATCATCAAAGAAGAATTGACCAACATCGGTCCCAACCGCGCCGACCACAAGCAAGCCCTCGTGGACCTGTGCAGAGAAGGAGGCTTGAGCGGATGCTGGCCTGATCCCGTCATTGCGACCCTCGAGGACAATGCGGCCCGCGGTGTGTCGGGACCCGCCCTCGTCCGCGCAGGGGTCACATCCCTCGTGAATGATTGCCTCCCGTCAGATTGGCGGATGGACCCCATCGGAACGAGAGCACTCGCCACTCCAGTGATCGTGAAGCTCATCGCGATGATGGGCTTGGGCCAGTGAAGAACGAGTACACGAGTCCAATTCGCCGCTTCGTCACCCACGCGGTGATGCTCCAGGCTGGCATCGTTCCAATGGAGATCGTCGGGGCAGACATCAACAGGTGCCTCGCCGGTCTCGACCCCGCAGATGCGCGCCGCATGAAGCGCAAGTTTCGCAAGATGTGGCGCTCAATCCTCCGGAGGCAGGCGGCGGGGAAGAACTCTCCCAACCACCGCAGGGCACTCGCCAAGAAATTCGGCCTCGGTGCCCAACGCCCTACCCGGGCCATCCGCCTCCACCGCCAATGTGCAGTCGCCTTCGACCTCATCATCAACAAGATCGACCCACTCGCCAAGCTGTGCGGGAGTGATATCCTGGTGATCCCTGTGCCACTCAAGTAAATTTGAAGGGGATTACCCATATCGAATTCTCCCGAATATTCTGAGTGCATCGTGGTGACCCCAACTTTTATGCGAGTTGGGGTGTAAAACCGGGAATGACTGTGGTACATTCAAAATGTTGGTTGGGGACGCCAACATGCAATCTTGAGGTTGCGCAGTCCTCCCTGGCGCAAGATGTAGTACGAAGGTGACAGGAGCCTAAACCTCGGGCTCCCAGTAACCACACGGGACGGTAGCTCAGCTGGTAGAGCACCAGACTTTTAATCTGATGGCCGCGGGATCGTTCCCCGCCCGTCCCACCAATAGTGTAAATCCTCGGGACTCCATGGTACAAAGAGAACATGGAGCCCCTCGGGGCGAAGGAGACGACATGGGAACGCGCAGCAGAATCGGTAAGCTCAACGACGACGGCACGATCACGTCGATCTACTGTCACTGGGATGGGTATCCATCATGGACGGGCAAGATCCTCCTGGAGCACTGGAACGATCACCAGCGGGTGGACCAGCTCCTCAGCCTCGGCGACCTGTCAGGCCTCTGTGAAGCTGGCACCGCCGATGCATACAGGACCCGGGGAGAGACCGGGGTGGACGCCACCACCCACACGGCCGATGGGTGGCCTGACTCTGGGTCGGAGTGGCGGTACCTCTGGATTCCGTCGCTGGGCGGCTGGCAGGTCCTCGAGGTGGGTGGACCAGGACAGTGGCGGTCCCTCAAGGGATACCCATTCGACTGGGAGTAAACCTGCAAGGGCTGAGAACAGATGGCTCTGGAGAACCCAGAGCCATTCTGCTTTAATGGCACTGAGCACGTCCAACTGAGTTGCACGGACACAGGGTACATGGTTAGACCACCATCGCACGTGCCAGGAGCGCTCAGCCAATCCAGCTCTGGGCAGCAGAGATGAGCTTGGGATGCGCATTGCGGAGCACAGAGCGCCAGTCCAGGTCGTGCACCGGGTGGAGACACAAGACCTCAGACATGAAGCGATACCGGAGAGGCCTGCCGGCCCGGAGCAGGTCGGGGTTCAAGATGAAGAGCTTCACCGCCTCCGCGAACGCCTCGCTCCCATTGGGCTCGTACGACGACACCCGCTGCTCACCCATGCAGATCCGCTCCCACAACAGGGAGATCCGCTCCCGCTCAGACCGCGACACCTGTTCCTTCACCACATGCTCGACGTGGTGCCCAACTTCATGCGCCAGCACGCCTGGTGCCGTGAGGTCTGCCTTCCAGCCCGTGTAGGACCATCCGAACCCAGGGTTCTTCACAGGCACCCGGGTCCGGGAAAGATTGATGCTCACCCTCCCACCCCGCCGAGGCTCATACAGGCCGAAGTTCCCTTGCTGCCGTGGGGGAAGAGTGTCGGACCAAGTAGTTGGATGCCGAATGCCGCCCTGTGTCATGAAGTACTCACACTGCACTCGCGCAGCAGAGTACGCGAGGTCACGTGAGTAGTCATCAGGATCGACGACGATCGGCATCCAACTAGTATCCACTTCTCTACCTCTCAGCTAATCTATCACACCAACTAGTTGATTTGCACCAGGACTAGTCCTTTCATGCTCCTATCCCCCATAGACGGAACCACCCACACCCCTAGCGGGGCAAAAACTCATTGACAGCCCGCTGTTAAACCATTGATTCATTTGGCTTTTTTATTGAGCGTTCCAGGCAGAAGTGCCCAGATTCATGCTACAGGCCCGAGGTGATAGTCTACCCATAGACCCCATCATGCGTTCAAATGGAGTGAAGGTGCCGTGCACTGCAGAGCATGCGAGTGGGCAGTGCGGGGATGCTTAATGGCAAGAGCCCCGCGCCGGACGAATCCAGAGCAGGCCTCGGAGTAGTAAGGAGGTAGTCAGCGGCGGACGAGCGTTCCGGCTAGAGCAGCTCCACCGAGCTCGAGGAGCTGGACCGCACCGCTGATGAGTAGTGCCTCGAGGTAGTTGATGGGCAGGGTGATGCCCAAGGGCACGCCCACGCCATTCCAGAGGAGGAGGAGCACGAGACAGCTGAGCAGGTACGAGACGAACGAGATCGCGAGCCTCAATCGAGGTGAGAGTTTACTTTCCATTGATTCTCCAAGGGCTGTTGCAGTTGCGCTATAACACAAAGGGCCGGCGGTTTGCACCGCCGGCCCCAAGTTTTTGGGATCATTCGTAGGGGTTGAGGCCTACGGATTCCATGAGGAAGACCCCAGGTTCGATGGCACCGTCCTCGTCCCGCCAGATGAGAGTGGAGGGGAACTTATTGTCGAAGGCGAGGGAGAGTTCGTGGAGCCGGCTGGTGTCCTTTGCCAGGAGGGCGTGGTATTCTTCGAACCCGGCCTTGAACCTGGAGATTTGCCCGGCCGTGGCCGCCTTGCAGTCAAAGTCATCGAGCTGGGCGGTATCGGTTTGGGCGGTGAAGGTGCCATCGAAGAAGCAGATGCCGTGTGCCATTGCGGTTACCCCGTTTTTCCGTGGGGAGGTATTCCCCACCGGATGAATTAGTTGTACCATAAGGAGCCGGGGGTTTGCACCCCCGGCGCACTTTTTTTAGCGCTCAAGTTGGAATTTGGCACCTTTGGGAAGCTCGATGCCTTTGATCTCGCGGTCAATGATGTGGCCCAACCCGATTTGGTCCAGGACAAATTTGACGGTCCGCGGACCAACGATGCCGGTGTCGGCTTCCTTGGAGGTAACCTCGTCGCCAAGGTAACCCCAAAAATCGTCGTACTCCTTGGGGGTAAGGCGGTCCGTGATGGTTTTGATGCTGAGCACATAGGCGGTTTTGGCAGGCATTTTCATTCCTTACCGGGAGGATCCATTCCCCACCGGATGAATTAGTTGTACCATAGGTTGGAGATGGTTTGCACCGCCGCAACAAACTTTTTTAAAAGATTCTTAGCGGCTCCACTCGAACCCGGGCGCAACTGTGCCGAAGGCTTCGTGCACCTTGTCCACCGCCTCCGCATCGATGTGCCGGAGGTCCTCAGCGGTCAGCGCCCTGCCGTCCCTGCGGTCGACCAGCATGTGCACAACCGCGGTGGAGTACCGCTGCGCGAGCCCGTCGTGGCTCCGCTCTGACAGCACGCTCCAAGTCGACAGAGCCGCCGTCGGGAGCAAGACAGTGTCCTGCCGAGCGTCCAGGATGAGACAGATGCTGTCGACGAGCGCTCCGTCGTCTCCCACGGTCCTGTTCGCCACGAGGTCCTCGATCAGCTTCTTGGTGACCTTCTTCGACCACGGGTGCTCGCAGTGCATCGGGGTGCCCCCCGACACAGGACCCAGGCGCCACCGAGCTCGGTTGTAGCGCGTCTCAGGCCCACGCCACTCGACGGGCAGCTGCGGGAGCGCATTGGTGGCTCTATTGAAGGCAGTGAGACGGGCACTTCTCTGAAGGCCTGAGACCCCATGGGGAGCTAGTTCATCTCGGACACGCATGAGACCCAACCATGCCCGCGCGGTCTCCTTCAGTAGTGCCCAGTACTGGGGCTCTCCGCGGAAGTCAAGCCACTTGCCGTCAGGATCGATGTGCTTCGGTCTAGTCATATACTACCTCGGCCTGGGGAGTGCCACTCCCACTCCCGTCCCTCTGCTTCTCTCATGAAGGTAGTCCATCAAGGAGCCCAGAGAAGCTTCAACTCAGCTCAAACTAGTAGTCACCGGAGAGACTACTAGTACACCAAGCGGAGGCTCTTAATCACAAAAGAGAGGGTCCAGGCTGGACCTCTCTCGCTACTCCGCTTGGGCTTATTATACAAGGATGGGCCCGGGGGTTTGCACCCCCGGGCCCACGGACCCCGTCAAGAGAGGGGGATTATGGTAACCCCCGGTTTCTCCACGAAGAGGCCCGAGTCCGGCTCCTGGCCCGTGACCGCGAACACATGGTCATGGAGGTCTTCGTCCGGGAGGAAGAGGGCGCCGAAGGGACCGTCCTCCTCGAAGAGGGTGCCAGTGATGGTTCCGAGCTCGGGATAGTTGGCGTTGGTATAAGCGTAGCGCATTTGCTTTCTTCCTTTTGCCGGGAGGATCCATTCCCCACCGGATGAACCAGTTGTACCATGGTTGGGCTGGCTTTTGCACCGCCCCGCGAACTTTTTTTGAGCCCCACCGCGCTGAGGGCAGCGGGCGATTATACAATAGGATCCCGGGGGTTTGCACCCCCGGTCCCAACATTCCTCAACCCCCGATGAAGGCCTTCCCGGCCGGGGTCAAGGTCCAAAGGGTGGCGTTCCCCTTCTTACCCGCAGGCTGGATGAACCCCCGGATGAAGAGGGATGAGGCCTGGCCGTGGCCCGTTGGTCCGCCGAAGTAATTGGTGGTCAACCGAGGGGCGAAGTAGGATTGGCCCCAGGTTCGATGGCACACCGGCTTATCCCAGGGGATGACCGGCTTCCGCGCCTCGGCGGAAGTGCACCCGGTCGGGCCGGCGGCGGCGATGGTACGAAGGATGGTGAGCGCGGTATTTCCGAGATTGGGCATTTGGCTTCCTCCAATTTACCGGGGGGTTCCTCCCCACCGGATGTTTTATTTGTACCATAGGTTGGTTGGGCTTTGCACCTTTTCCAACTTTTTTTTACCAGGTTGGTTTTTTCCTTTCCATCCCCACCTGATGAATTATTTGTACCATAGGCCATTTTCGTTTTTCACTAAAATCGAAAATTAGTTTTTTTAAAAAACCGTGTAAAAGGGGCCCCGGCCCCATTATAATACGGGGGCCCCGGGGCCCCCCATTAAGGGCCATTAAATGGGGCCCCTTAAGCCCCTAAAACCATTGGTTTAAATGGGGGGCCCCGCCCCTAAAAAAGGCAACCTTTGTGGTGCAAAACTGGCGGTGGGGCGCGCTAAGTGCACTCAAAAATTCTGGAGAAAATTCCGTCACCGTTCACCCCTTGCTCCCGCCCACCTCATGGACTCGTGTCCTCTCGTGTTCCCTCGTCTTCTTAAAAGTGGGTATGGGGTGGGGGGTGATTCCCGGAGGGCCCCCGGCGTCCCGAAAAATTCTGGAAACATTTTTGGGTTGGAATGGTCCTCGCGGGCGCTCGTTTCCCTCAGCCGTCGTAGTGGATCTTGAAGAAGTTACCGATTGCCTCCGGGAGGCGCGCGACGAACGTGCGCCGGCCCTGCGGGTCGAGGGTGTCGAGGAACTGCTGGTGCGCGGCTTCGAGGCGCGCGAGGAGGCCCGCCTCCCAGCCCTCGGGGCCGTACGCGTAGTCGAGGTAGAAGTCTCCCTCGGGCGCCTCGACGGGCGTCCCGCCCGTCCGCCGCGCCTTCGCCGAGCGCCGGAGCTGCTCCTTCCACTGTTCCTCCTCGTCGCTCTGGAGGAACGGGAGGTGCACCGCGCAGTCGTCCTCCGGGGGTGGCGTCGCGGGGTTGTCCACGTCGTCGAGCTTCCACTTGGGGCGGCCCTTGTGGAATTGTGTTTCCCACGCGTCGCGTGCGGCGTCCGACACCGAGAGGCGGTCGGGCATGATGCGGCCGTTGGGGGCGAGGGCGTAGCCCACGCCGTACACGATCTTGCCGATGCCTGGGCCTGCTGACGTTGTGACTTCCCATGCCCCGTTGCACGGGTGGCGCGTGTCCGCGAGGCGGATGATCCCTCGGATCGCCGTGCGCGCGAGGATTTCCTTGTAAGTTGTTCCGGGGGTGGCCGGGTCGAGGATGCGGTCCAGGTTGGGCGCGAGGGCCCCTGGGTCGTAGATGACGGCCGCCAGCCGCGACGACAGCGGGCGGGTGACGGCGACGGCGAGGCCGTCGCCCAGGGATTCGATGAGGAGGCGGCGCGCGACGGCCTCGAAGATGTGGCGGGTGGGTCGGGTGGTGTGGGGCACTCTCGTTTCCTCCGGGGGCCCCCGGGGGCCCCCCGCAAAATGGGGTGTGGATTTCCTTGCCGAATTTTCAAGTTTTTTCTCGCGCCCCCTGGGGCGCTCTTCTCTAAGTATCTTGGCGTGGGCGCGGAGCACAGAATCCCACGAATTAATCGCGGCCGCGCGCATACTGCTGCCCAGCAGAGGAGACGCGACATGGTTGCAAGGATTGACTCAATTGGGCTATACGAGGTGCGAGGCGGGGGGCCGAACCTGATCGTCGAGGGTGACGTGCTGTCGAGCAACATCGGGGCGCTGTCGTCCTCGTTCGCGGCCCTCGAGGGCCGCGCGGTGGCGTACGATTCCATTTGTCCCACTGGGGATGGCGTCCCGCTCTCGACAGGGGAGACGGCCTTCGCGTCGACGCTGACCCTGCCCGCGAGCTCGAGCGTGGGCGACGCCCTCGAGATCTATGCGTTCGTCGAGTGCCCAGAGCCGCCCCCGCAGGGCGGCCTCGTGCAGGATGGGTCCGTCGCCGCCCCGGGGACCGGGTATTTACCCGGGGACCAGGTGACGATCTTGGGCGGGGATGGCGGGGCGGTCGTGACTTTTACAGACGAGTTTACACCCCTTGAAGTTGTCAATCCTGGGTCGAATTACACGGAGGGTGTGTACGACGTCAGTGGGGGTGCGGGCGAGGGCATGCAGGTCTATATTACAGCAAGCGGCATCAGCATACCCACATTTGTGCCGAAGGTGTACATTGGCACCGCCGCGGAGCCCCTCTTGTGGCACATCACACCAGGAATTTCAAGCGTGGGTGCCTATCCCGACGGCGTCAACAGGTATTACATCAGGTGCACGGCTTTCCTGAAGCCAGGCGAGGGGTCCTACGAGATCTTTGGCGGTGCCTACGCGGTCTCCAGCGCGAACATCAAGTGCAATGCTTCATTTTCGTATGCGGGTTCCCCCACCTTGCCCCTCATCCTCACGGTGACGTCCACGAGCAGCGCCGCGGACCCGACCGAGGCACTATTGAAGCTCCTCGCCTATCGGGTCACGCCTGCGTGATAAACGATTCCTGGTGTGGTGATCGATGATCAAGTATCACGCACCAGGATATTTAGAGTTCATGAAGAATGAGACGTTGGCCGAGCGGGTGTACAGGCGGTTGCTCCGTGAGGGATCAGGGGCTATTGATGACGGCATGGCCGTGTGCGTCACAAGCACACCGGGCGTGCGGGCTACAGCCACGGTGTATCGGGCGGAGGAGACCTTAGAGCGATGGCGCGATGTTGCTGGCTTTGATGGCTCATGCATTGTCGGTTGGGTGAACCTGTGGAAGCCCACGGGCGCACCTTGCCGGGGCGCCTGGATGATCGCGGGCATCGCAGGTCCTGGTCGACTTGTTTATGGATTGGCGTATGCCTTGTCCCCGACCGGATTGGTTGTGCCTGATCGGACCAGCGTGTCGACCTCGGCGAGGGCTGCGTGGCGGGGGTATGCCGCGAAGGCTGCGGCTCGCGGCGCCATGTATCCTCTTGATGACGCCGATCATCCACCAAAAGGCCAGAGCGTCCATCACGACGCGTACCACACTGAGGACCCGAACGACGATTGTTACACGTCGCACAGTGAGGACTTCCTTAACGCTGCGTATGAGGGCCATGGTGACGAGGGTGCAGTGTTGAAGCGTCTGCAGGCCGCGCACCGTGCCGTGTTGGCCCAGATTCCGGAAGGGCTTCGGCACAAGTTCGAGGAAGAGGTTCAGGACGCAGGCTACTTCTGGGCCGACCCGCAGATCGACAACTGATCTGTGTAAAACCGCCTCGTGTCATGTTACACTGTGTAACATGAAGTTCTCACGGCAGGTATGCAGCGCTCTTACAGCCTTCTTTCTCGGGGCGCCCGTCCAGGCGTCCGAGCCATTCCCGCTATCTCTAGGAATCGGAGCAGGGGTGGGAGTGAACAAGCACTTCCATCCCGAAGTTTCTCGCGAGGATGTGGCGTTTATTAACGTAGCGTGCGTGCGTCTTAAGTTCCTGTGGATTTTTGGTGTTGATTATTCGTATGACATGTCCCGGGATGCGGAGCTGCAGACCCACCCTGAGGAGGGCGACCTGCATTATCGGGCGAAGTTACGGCTGAGCGGGCTGTTGTATCCTCTTCCATTGGGGCATTTTAATTTTTATTTTATAGGTGGCACTGGTGCAGCGCACCTGAGCGAGGCGTTTTTGATTGCAGCGCCGGGGGAGAGTTATCATGGTGGAATTGGATTTGAGGTGTTTTTCGACGACCATGTCGCCCTCGATTTGAGCTTCGTTTTGGTCGCGCCCGGCGTGCACACAGCAGCCGAGAGGGCTCTTCACGCTGGAGAGATTCCACGGCTTAATTCTCTTTTTGGCCTGAAGAACCATGAGTTTGTCCTGCGGTTTTTGTTTTTTTTGTGATTTGGTGTAAACTCCAGATGGGTTGGGTTATAATTGAACCCCCAAAATATGAGGGTGAATATTTACCCTTCCCGATTGGGGGTGCGGCCAAGAAATTGGCCTCTTGACAAGAAGGTAAAAGATGAAATCAAAGTATCATATGGTTGAGAAGCGCAGCAGAGATCTGGGTGATGTGCCGACGGGGTATGAGATGTTGGCAATTTTCACGATTTGGCTCGTTGCGATGTTTGGTTTGGCGATGTCGACCGGGTGCGATGGCGAAGCCCGCGCCGAGCTCCGTGATCCGCCAGTGATTCTCAATAAGATTGAGCGTGACCGGGTGCCCTCGCCGAGGTCTCCGAAGCTGCATGTTCGGCAGAAGCCCGTTGATCCAGAGACTGTGATGTGTTTCTCTCCAGAGGGTCCGGCGCCTGATCGCACTGGTGTTCTCTTACAGGATCCGCCCACCGAAGAGGAGAGGCGGATGATTGATGTGCAGCTTGACCACTGCAAGCGCGACATTCGTGGTGTGGCTGATCCATTTCTTATGTTGGCAGTCCTACGGTTCGAGGAGGAGATTGGCGTGCCTGATGAGGCTCGTGGAATCTTGGGTGCTGTGTGGTGCATTGAAGCCTCCATGATGCTAAAAGGGCGCGATGGTGGTCCAATTCGTGGTGATTGGCACGGCAGTCATGCCAACGCTCATGGCCCAGCCCAGTTGTGGTCATGGCATCGTAATTGGTGTGGGTTGTCTGAGGGCGGTGCTGATGATCTTTACACGGCACTTGGGTGTTACTGGAAGCGTGCTGGGGATCGTCGTGAGAAGCGGGCGATGGGTTGCATTGACACGTGGCGTGTAGGTGAGGCACTAGCAGCGAATGGTGTGAAGTACAGGCCCCATGGGTGCAAGGCACAGTCATCTCACTGGAAAGAGATGAAAAAGTGGCACCGCATTTTAGACACTTCAGCAGGTGGCTAATATTTTAGACGTATGAGTGAAATGTCACTGGACCCTGAAATGCAACGTTTGGCTCAAGAGGCCATAAAGTGTAAAAAATGGCGGTGGATTCCAGGCATGGCTTGGACTTCACCAGGAGGAGCATGCGGGCGGGTCGTATTAGATTGGATACCTGATAAATTTTCTTATCCTGTCCTCTCTGACCCAGCCACACTAGGTTGTCTCCTGCACATTGTACGCGAGGCATGGGGACAGCCTAGTCTCGGCTGCCATAAGTTGTTTGATAGTAGTTGGGTTGTTACGCACTGCAGCCCGACAATTGGTGGCTCCTCTGAAGCTGCCGCATTGATAGCAGCACTTGCTCAAAAAAACTGAATCTTTATTATAAATTTGTGCATGTGTATGATAACCTTGTCTTGCCCCGCAGTGGGGCAAGAGCTTTCCTTGAAGATTTATTGAGGGAGTTTATGTCTGCAAAAAGAATAGTTCAGCAAGCGTTCCATAAGTACGATGCTCTATCAGTCTCTCAAGTCGCCAGTGGTCCTGACTGGGATTCTTTCATACCCCTGGAACGACATGAGAAGATCATCGCATACCGCGATTTGATTCGTGGTGATGTTCACATTCGCTATCAGGTGGAGCAGCTCCACCGCCGCTGAGATTCGAAAATTTTAATGAGAGCTTGAGTTGTCTAAATAAAGGAAGTGGTTTTTGACATGAAGAAGTGGAGATTGGTTGTTATTCACTCGGACGGTTCTACATATGACACAGACCTTGAGGACTGTACGGTTGCTATTCTCAATAGTGACGGAATTAGGGAGCTCGATGATACAGGCGACGCAAAGTGCCTTGATGAAGAGCATTTTGTGTCTTCCATGAGCGCTTATGACATGGCTGTTGATGCAGGTCTCGTTGAGCTTGCTGAAGAATATGCTGAAGAAGATGATGAAGAGGACGACGAGTGAGAGATAAACGACTCTTACGTAATGCATGCCGGTGTACAAAGTGTGACACTATCATCGAGAGCCGCCATCGCCATGACTTTCAATGGTGTAAATGCCAATCTGTCTTCGTAGATGGCGGTCTCGACTACATACGTCGCGGAGGAGAGCCACAGTACATGGAAGATCTATCAGTCTACAGCGAGGATGGCAGCTAACGTGGATGAACTCTCGCCCAGAGAATCTCTGGCACGGCGTGCCATTTTGTGTCCGAGTTGGCGCTGGTTGTCAGGTATGAGGGTAATTTATAGTACGGAGCGTGACGTAGGTGATCGCTTCATTACCATGGATGATGAATATGTCTATCTTGTGGCAGACGATCTCGGGATCAATCGGCCTACAGAGATCGTGGCTGTGAAGAAGAGATTGGATAAATTCCATAGAGACTGCCTGCCTGATCTTGAGGACCCTGCGACATTTGGGTGTTTAGCACACATGCTGGGTTGTGCACAAAATACAGAAGATTTGGTAAAAATTCTTGAAGCGGCAAGATAGATAATAAGCATGAAAATCACACTCTCACAGCTCAAAAGAATTATTAAAGAAGAGGCCTCACGCGTCAACGAGGCCCTCACCCCGCCTAAAAAGGCTGATCGTGAATTTAGATTGAAGCTAATCAACGCCCTAGAAAGTGTTGCTGAGGAAAATAAAAATGCGGGTTACCCTATTACAATGAACATAAAGAGGCTGCAATACGAGCTTGGTAAGCACGGAATTTCGCTAGAAAACTCGCGCACTGATTATGTGTCCTTGAGCAATCCTGAAGATCGTGCTGACGCCCAGAAATATTTTCTTCCGGTTGTGAACGAGCCTGAAGAGGGACAGGAGCCTGCTGACGCTTTCGGCGCCGTGAGTGATTTTGTCGCCAGTGTCGACCATCGTAGGTGGGAACAGAACAAAAAGTACGGAGTCTAAACCCCGAGAGTTCGCCTGTGAGAATGAAGGCCACCGCAAGGTGGCCTTCATCTTTAACTCCGTAGGCTTGCGATTTTTTTTGATGAATTGGTGTAAAACTCCTGTGGGCTGTGGTACACTACATTCAAGAAGAGCGGAGGGTGGTTCCTCGGCTCGAATAGAAATGCCCGGTAGCCAATCCGGAATGCACACGGAGAATTAGAGAAAATGTCTGATGCTATTGATAATGCCAAGCTTTCTAAAATTGATGCAGCCATCGCCGCGGCCAAGGCTCGCAAGGCTGCACGTGAGGCTCAAGAGTCCGAAGAGGGCACATCCTCGAGCCAGGAAAACTCGGTGAAGAAGGTCAAGTTGAGTGCCGAAGAGCGCGCAAAGAAGAAGGAGGCGATCCTTGTCGAGCGTGCAGCTCGTAAGGCCGCACAGCTCGTCGAGCGCGAAGCAAAGCGTGCTGCTAAGGCTTCGGCAGGTGAAAAACCCACCCGCATATCGAAGGTCGATCGAGCAGGTGCGAAGCTTCCCCGGCTCCTTGATACTGCTCAGGCGATCTTTGAAGATATCACCGTCAACCTGGGCGCGGAGCAGCTCGCCGCCTTGGCACAACACATCCTTCACCACAACAGGGTAAAGTCAACGGAGCGGGCACAGGGCGCGAAGCTTGAAGTGGGCCAGCGAGTTCGCATTACTGGTGGCGATCCCAAGTGGTATGGGGTGCATGGGACCCTCTCCAAAGTTCAGCGAATCCGCTGCTTCGTGGAAGTTCCGGGTGCCAACAAGCCGGTTTACCTCTTCACTTCGGACGTGGAGCCCATCGCTGACGACGTCCCCCGCACCGGCACCGAGGGGTAACCCTCGTCCACTTCTCTGGGAAGAGACCACCAGCGACATGTCATAAGCACGGAGGTCCTGTGGTTCTCTTCCCAGAGAAGCTTTTTACAAAATAGTGTAAATCTTCTCAAAACCGGTTATATTCAGCGGACCATCTAACGGTGGAAGGGTTCTCTGGCGGGTCGCCGAGGTATCCTAACACCTCGTATTATCAAGAGAGAAAACACATGAATCCGTATCATAACGATAGCAAGCTCGTCTCCAAGGTTGATGATTTCTTCAGCAGTTTTTTTCTGTTCTCTTTTCTTGGCGCGTTCGTAGCAGCGTTTGCCGTGCCGTGGATTGCCTGATGAGTATCAACTCTCGAGACCTGGGCATCAGGATCGCAAACAACAAGTTCTTTCGGCCCACACCAGGCATGCTCCTTGTCGCTGACAACGGTTGGGCAGGTCGGGTTATCTCTGACGATCCAGTCTATGTTGGTTGTCGGCGAGCTCTGGTGATGGGGAATCCTCAATCGGGAGACGGGATGCCCTACGTGCAGGGTCTACAGGACATGAAGGTATATCCAGATGTCACTGACCCTGCGACGGTGGGATGCATTCAAGCGTTGATCAAAACGGCGGAAGCGAAATATAATAATCCAGACCTCAACACCAAGGCACAAATGTACGATCTGCTGGACTTGGTGAAGCTGTCGGAGGTCTGGGAGAAAGATTCGTAATGTTGTATTGGGAAATTCTCACGGGAAAGTTCAACATCTCTCGTGAATCAGGGCAGCAGGGCGCAGGGCGTGCCCTGCGCTCCTGGTATCTCAGAAAATATGGTGCCGAAGTTTCTAACTTTAGAGTAAAGCTAAAAGATGGTGTTCCTGTCGAGGTCCACTTAGGGCTGGAAGTTCCTATTCAAGACCTACACACAACTGTCGAACACCTAGAATCAGGTCAGGTTTCAGACCTTGAGGGCGCAAGTTTGCGCTACATTGAAGAGCTCATCGACATGAAGCACATCACAAGCTGGTCGCTACACCGTCACCCTCTCATGTCTGATAGAGCAGCACTAAATTTTGTCTTGAGCTGAGGAGATTATGGATCCCAGAGAATTGGCACGCAAGGCAGGTTTTTCAGAGCAGCAGGCTGAAGCATGGGTTTCAGGTTTTGAGCACGGATATATCGAGCGCTCTCGCCTCCAAGAGACTGTCAACTTGCTCTTATCACATGGGCAAAAAGACCAAGAGCGCTGGCGCTCCGCAGGCCTCACGTATTCAGCGGTGCGCGAGCTCATTTCTGCTTACGAGCTCGATGAGATCAGTTTTGGGAAACTTGTGGAAGAAATTCGTGGAATGGCCTCAGGAGAGGTCACACGGCAGCTTAGAGAATTTTCTAAAAAAGAAGAGGAGTAATTATGAATTTTGGAATTGTTGAAATTTCTTTTGGAATCGGAGTGGCGGCTCTTGTGGTCGGAGCGTACCTCTTGGGATATGTGCATGGTGATAATGCACGTGACCGCCAGTTGTGGGCCTCACTCAAGAATATCAAGCCCCTTGCGGAAGATGAGGATGTCAAATCTTGAATTTGACGTCGAACATCGAGCTCATCATCCTGCTCTACATTGCCACTTTCTTTTTTCTAGGTGTGATTTTCGCAGCTGGCATGGCAATCGGGTATAAAATGCGCGGTCGTGAGCTGCGGTACATAAAAAAATATTATCAAAAAAATCTGGATAAAGAAGATGTCCGTAGCTCTAGCAGCACAAGCAGTCAAAGCTAAATATTGGAGGTGGATGCCGGGTATGTTAGCATGTCTTCATGGTAAATCTTTTAGAGTTTCGTTTGGGGGTGTGCCTTCTGGAGCAATTCCTGACCTTGATGATGAGACCACATTAAATTGTATTTTGCACTTGGTAAGGGTTATGCGAAGTGACCACGGCTGGGAACCCCGAGCACTCTATCATGACCCTGAACCTGACTGGGTCGTTGATCCTCCAACATCTATGCGACAGACTCTACATCCTAGCTACACTTCAGCACTTATCGCAGCACTTTGCAGTTTCAAATAATCGTCTAAGTCTAAAACGGGTACCTATCTAGGTGTAGGAGTTAATATGGACAATTTATTGAAAAAAGCTGGTGAGTTGGCGTTAGAGCGCGCGCTGGTCGAGTGGAAGCGTGATGTGGTTGATCCTCCGCGTCGTTCATTGCAGGATCCGTTGTTTGATGATGACCGCAAGGCGATCGATGGGTACATTCGGAATGGCGCGCAGTTGGGAGGCGTGTCGAATCCGGGTAAGTTCGTTTATCAGAAGGATGGTGACTATGAGTGGTGTGGAGCCTTTCACGCTCACTGTTGGGAACCGTTTATTCAACCCGACCTGAGGCAGTTGTACTGGCCTTCCACGTATCGTCTTGATTGTTATGGGCGTTATGTTGCCGGGTTTGCGTCTGCAAATGCTAAGGCCACCGCGGCGAAGTATCCTCGACCTGTAGCTGATGGGCGCAAGTACCTGAAGTTGACCGCGGCGTCGACACCTGAAGAGGTCACGGCGTTTGGCCCACGCCCAGGTGACATTCTGCTGGTGGGCTTTGCGCCAGGTTATGGTTATGGCTCACATGTCACGCTGGTCGAGCGTTGGGATCCTGCCACACGCATCTTCCACACTGTTGAAGGCAATGCGACAGGCGTTGGTCCCGATGGTTCACGGCGCCAGGGCGTGATCAAGCACCAGCGCCCGCTTGGGACTGCGACTCCGGCGAAGACGTACCACGCACTGAGGTTAATTCGTCCTGGTATTAACGACCTAATCCCAGGCTCCGTTAAGTGAGGATATACACAAGCATGTATAATAAACTGTTGACGTTTATTGTTATGTTGGGCATTATATCGTCAGGTTGTTTTTATGAGCCTGTGCGTGTTGTTCGACCTGAGCCTGTGAGAGTTGAGTCTCCGCGCCCGCCTTCTCGAAGAGTTGTGAGCGCAGGATATCGATCTCTTGGGACATGGATTCATGTCTGTGAGCCGTCACGGCATGGACACTATGTGTATAGCCAGTGTTATTGGGTTCGACTCAGCGAATATTCGAGATATTGAAAATTAGCTGGTGATTTGTGTATGCTCCTTCATGATATTTTGTGAGGGAGCTTTTTTGTTTTATACTTAAAGGATATGAAGATCAAGCTTGGTGAATTGCGGCGCATTATTCGTGAGGCGATCAAGGATGTACAAGAAGATTCTGTGCCTCCCGATAAATGGGCAGCCAATACAGGCAAGCCCGCTAAAGAAGATGACCTTCAACGCCTTGGTGAGGACGAAGAAGATGAGGATGAGGGATGAAGTCTTCTCATAAAAACTTGAGGGCTCTCATAAAAGAAATTCTGTTGGCTGAATATGGACAAGCCGCTTCGGCCTCTGGCTCGGATCCCACTGACCCAAAGGGTTTTTATTCGTACGAATTGACACGTGGGAACGATATCCAGGGTTTCTGGTATCGTTCTCCTGCACGGTCAATGGGATCGGATGGGGATCCAGGGCGCCCTAGTGATGCTCTCGACTATATAGGGATGAGCGCTAAAACTGCGACCTCTGAAGAAGGAGGTGAAGAGGCACCTGAAGAGACACCTGAAGAGACACCTGACTACCTCAACGCTTCTTCAGCTCGTTAAAGACAAATTCCCTAATCACACTTTCGATGTCCAGCGTCTTCGGATAACCTTTTTCACCAGGGCGTAGGGGGCGCTTTCCAGCCTTCCTGCGTGCGTGAATGTTGTGCCAAAGCCCTTTCTTCTTTTTTCTCTTTTTAGCTTCAGAGATTCCATCTACACCTTTTGCCCTACTGAAGCTATCGAGCTGCGTCAGGTAGGCATGTACGTCGTTCATGTCTTCATAGACGGAAGTGAGCTTTGACGTCACCCAGGCCGGAATTGAATCCTCAGCGTCAAGGAGCTCTTGCACCTGGCTAATCATCGACTGCGTTCTCTGCAGGAATCCAAGTGCCATGCCACCTTCCTCACATGCGGCTTCATCGTGGTCAATTTCCCAAGGTTTTTTTTCGTTCATCATGATCAATATGTATGGATGCCTTGCTTCTTTTATGGCGCTCTAATTGTGCCATAAAAGAAAGTAAACAGCTTATCTATGATATGAATATCCTCAGCAGGTTGAAGAAAAAACTGGTAGTTTTTACATTCTGGACTTGTTTGATAAGTTTCTTCATGATCACTCTTCTCCGGGGGAGGGACACTTACAACTCAGAGAACTTGTTACTCATAGCAGCGCTGTGCCTGATTGAGCACCGCTTGTCTAAAGATTGATGCTGGGGAATCGTTCAACGGCAGGACTTGAGACTTTGACTCTCACTATAGAGGTTCGAATCCTCTTTCCCCAAAAAATTTTCACTTTTTTTGAACAGCTGGTCTTCATGAAAATATATTAGAAGCCATGAGAATCAAGAACACACTTTCTATCGTTGCTGCCCTTTGCTCCATCTACACTGTTGCCTGCAAGCCTGCCACTGATGAAGTCGCCGCTGATGCGACTGTCGCTGCTGCAGCTGAGGTGGTTGCTGCGCCTGCTGAGCCTGCGAAGGTTCCTGCTGTCGTGGATGCGCCTGCTGCTGATGTCTGTCCGCCTGCTGAGTGTAACTGCCCAGTCTGCCCTGCGGCTGAGACTGTGACCCCTGCCCCGGCCCCTGTTGAGCCAGTTGTTGCTCCTCCGGTTGTCGTTCCTGTAGTTGCCCCTGCAACTCCTGCTGTCAAGTGAAAAAATAGTAAAATTTGGAAAAGCTTGTGGCCTTCGGGCCACAACTTTTTAAAAGACAGTGCAAAAATTCTACAGCACATGTTAGTATCACAACATGATTACGACACATGAATGTATCGAATGCGGTTGTGATTTTGACCCTAACTCTCCCATGAAGCGCCGAATTGGTGGGCTCATCACCACGTGCGCTGAGTGTTCGTCGGAATCTTCTACCAAATATCTTGGTTTGACGGCAGGCGATGGCAAGCAGGCGGGCATCACAGTGCTCAAGTTTTCTTCGCAAGAAGACCGCGAGGCGTATAGACAAATGTGGTGGGTTAATAGCGGGATGATGGTGGGCAAAAGTTGCCAGCTCGGCCGCCGCAAAAATGACCCAGGCGTTCGATTCACGACTGTAACACAATCAACTGCGACCAACCACAAGGGTCGCATGACCTAGGAGGCCACATGGTGAAGCTAAAAACAGTCGCGGAAGTAAATGGCACGGCTGCAGGAAAGAGGGGTCAGCCTCAATTGACCCCTGATCTCTACCGCGATCTTATTAGGATTATTGAGCTTGCAGCCGAGCTTGCACCTGCTGTTGCAGGTAGACCTACAGTCGATCGTAATACCCAACTCGCGCTCGAGGTCGTTGATGCAATCACCGCTCTTGAGCGTCGGCACAAAGTAAAAATTAAGAGATGAGCTTGTGTACTTTTTGCCTCGGTGGCACTATAGTACACATCAACCGGCCTAGTAGCCGTATTTCAATGTGAGTGTAAAAACTCCAAAACAAGTGAGTAATAAAATTGTCTAAGAAGAAGCGCCAGCAAGGTTTTCATCAAACAGAGACCCAGTACACGTATGCACAGTGCCCCGTTGCAGTCCCTGAAGTCGTCAACATGGATGAGACGGCACTGGTCCCAGATGAGGAGCTCTTTTCACGTCTAAATCAACTGGAGTCTGACAGGCTCAAGGTTATCGACGGCAACTTTGATCCTTATCTTTGGGAGATCGAGATTGCGTACCTGCGACGTGAATCACAGATTCGCCGCCAACGTCGTGAGGCACACGAGGCTTATCTGTACGAGAACGCAGCCTTCCTCACCGAGGAAGACAACTATGTCGATGGCAACTTCGACAAGCGTTTGGTGAACTAATGCACTCAAAGCGTGCTGAAAAAGAGAAGAAAAACGTGAATGTCGCAATCAATGATTATCTCAACAATCTTCAGACCTTTCCGCAGCTGAAGCACCCCGAAGTTGTGGAGCTTTTTCAGCGCTTTGAAGCAGGCGGCCGGGCCGCAGAGAAGGCTCGCGCCCGCCTGATTGAGTGCAACCTACGACTCGTGGTGTCGATCGCGAAGCAGTACCGCAGCCATAATATTCCAATGGAAGACCTCATCCAAGAGGGTAATATTGGACTCATGAAGGCTGTGGAGCGCTTCAAGTGGGATAAAGGTTTTCGATTTTCGACGTATGCCACTTGGTGGATCAAGCAAGCCATCGGCCAGCATGTCATGAAGCGAAAGCGCATCATACGCCTGCCTGCCCATGCTGCGGCCGTCCAGCGTAAGCTTCTGCAGGCTGCTGATGAATATCGAGAGATGATGGGGTGTGAACCCACACAAGAAGAGCTGACGAAGCTCGTGGGTGCCTCGACGACCGTTGTCAAGGCCACGATGCACGGTGGACGGGCCGTCATTTCTCTCCAGCAGCCGATCTCGTCCTCAGATGATGAGAGCGACTCAATTGAAGACAAAGTCGAAGACCACAGCCTACAGGCGAATCCGTTTGAGTCTGTCGCACAAGTCGAGCTCTTGAAAATAGCTAAAAAAGTAATCGCGGAGCTGACGCCCAAAGAAGCTGCAATCATTCGGCTTCGATTTGGGCTCGTCGATGAGGAGAACCCCGAGAAGTATCCGATATCGGAAGATGAGCTCCAGTCTGTCATGAGTGGTAAGAGCCTCACATGATAGACCTAGCAATTACCATTTTGTGCACTGGAGTTGGTTCCGGTGCACTTTTTTTATCGCTCGCCTGTGCACATCGCATTGTGTCAGAGACTAGAATGAAGAAGAGCGCGCTAGAGCGCTCGTTGCAAGCTGAAGAACCTCAGCAGGCCGTGGATGAACTGCAGCAGCGTCTAGAAGAGTTTAGGCGGGCTCGTTTTGGCCCCACGATGCAGCAGGGCTCTCCACACTCTCAGAAAATTCAAAAAAATAGGTAAGGAGGAATTAGGAATGGCTTTGAAAAAAGGTGCTCGAGTTGACAGGGGATACGCGACGGTCACAGATGATGAGGGCGTCAACTATCGTGAAATCGCAGAAATGATGACCGAGATTGGATTCACGATGAACCACTCGTCCGCACGTAATTATGTCCTGCGTGTCATGCGCAAGTTTGCGGTAGCCTTCGATGAGAGCTGGGACCTCGACCTCACAGAGGATCGAATCGACGAAATTGCCAAGTCTCCATTCTTTCAGCAGGGTATCGCAGAGCTCCTGCACAGCCTCGAGGCACTCCGGCGGGTTCGTAATTCTTCGACATAAAAGTAATAGTTATTTTGAATTAGCACACTCTCAAGGAGAGCGAGATGATGAAGCAAAAGAGCCTTTCTAAGTCAAATATTTCAACTCTAAAGTTGACAGACCTCCTGCGCCGGCGGCGGGCGACCCTGCGCGAATACATCGATGATTTTGGCATCATCACGTATGAGGCTCTCCTCGAGAGGTGCACCAGGATTGGTGTTATACCTCCCAGCAGGGAAGAATTTGCTGGACTAAACATTCCTGTCGTCAATTCTCCTGCAGAGGGTCTTGTCGTGCTAGAGCCCCCACCTGTGATACGGGAGGTCACAGGAAAACCAATCGACCCTGAAACCAATGAAGAGCTACCCTTCTTCACCCAAGAAGATGAGAGCGTTAATTCTACGCCTACCACAGTGGGAGAAGGAGGAGAGCATGTTATGTTCCAGAAACCTTCTACAAAAAAGACCAAAAAGCGAAAAGTTGAGCTCTTTGAGCTTCCTGAAGAGTGATGTGGCACACTCTCGATGTATGGAAAGAAGAAGAAAATCAAGCACCGCACACCTGATTCAAGCACAGAAATTTTTCTTGCTTATGAAGCCCAACTTCAAGAGCTTGAGTCGATACGGCGAGGTTTAATATTTGCTCTTGAGAAGCAGACACATCAAAATTTTTTAGCGCAGGGAGGTTGCAGAGAGTGCAGGGGGCGTGGCTGGATTCCTTTTCAAGTAGAAGGTGGATTTGATTATCCACCTTGTCCTGTTGGTGAGTGCACACCTGAGAGCCGCAGGACCACAGGGGCTGATTCAGGCTTTGATTGGCATGATGAACTCAATGGTGTGGAAAACCCCTGTGGCTCACACACAGACCAGTATGCTGTACTCATTGGTCCAGTAGATTGTATGATCAGCGAGCTAATGTCACAGGTGCTCAGTACACGCGAGAGCGTAAAACTCCAAAAGAAGGTGCAAACCCCCAACTAAGAGTGATAAGGTTTGGACATGGACACTGTCATCGATATTCTTGAGTCGCTAGAATCAACTTCAGGATCTAACGCTAAACGAGATACTCTCGTGCGGCACAAGGACAATGCTCTGCTGCAGGGAGTTTTTGCTGCGGCACAAGATCCATACACGGTATATTACGTTAATAAGTTCAAAATGCCACATGCGTCTTCAGTTCCAAAAGCTGACGATGACACCGTCGACTCATTTTTGAGATTTTGTCACAAAGAGCTCTCGACACGTGCCATCACAGGTAACTCAGCTCGGAGCGCAGTCATTGAGAAGTTTAGTGCCATGTCCGCCCTTCAGCAGAAATGGTGTTTGCGTATTCTGTTGAAGAATCTACGGTGTGGCGTTCAGGACACCACTGTCAACAAGGTGTGGCCTGGTCTCATCAAGGGATTTGATGTCCAGCTTGCGACGACCCTGGGCGCCAGCCATGACCCCCAGAAGGGTATTGTGCTCAATGAGCGCCCGAAGTACCCTCTTCGTGCCGAACCGAAGCTTGATGGCCTCAGATGCATTGCTGTGAAGCGTGATGGTAAAGTCACCATGTTTACCCGCAATGGAACTGAGCTTGATACTCTGCCGACGATCAAGGCAGTCCTCGAGGCGGCGACACACTACGACAATGTGGTTCTCGACGGAGAGGCCATGGGTGCGGACTGGAATGAGTCCGCCTCAGTCGTCATGTCCCGAAAGTTCGCCAAGGATGATTCAAATATCGTGTACCATGTGTTCGATGCAGTCCCGCTCAGCGACTGGACAGGACAGAGGGTCAATCTAAATCTTCCCTATAGCAATCGACTTAAACTGGTTGAGGGAGTCATGGCTGCCGTAGGGGTAGGACCAGTCCAGCAAGTCCAAGGTGTCACCGTCAATTCTGACGAAGAATTGCTGACATACTATGGGTTCACGACGCAGAAGGGATATGAGGGCATCATGCTGAAGGACTTGTCCGCAGCTTATGCTTATAAGCGCTCAGACGCTGTGCAGAAACTCAAGCCCGTTACAACTTTTGAGGGAGTCATTGTGGGATGGTATGAGGGCCAGCGCGGCTCAAAGCGTGAAGGCATGTTCGGTGGGTTCAATGTCGTCCTTCCGAATGGTGTCATCACTCGTGTAGGTGGCGGTTTTACTGATGCTCTGCGGGCTGAAGTTCAACTCCTCGGCCCTGACACCTTTTGCGGTCGAATCATTGAGGTTGAGGGCCAGCCTGATCCGCTGACGAAGAATGGGTTGACGGTCGATGGAAAGATTCGTTTCCCGGTGTTTTCTAGGTATCGTGATCCGTCCGATGTTGATCCTAGGGTGATCGATGCGGGACGACAGTATGTAGCTAACCAGATTCAAGGAGACTGAAATGAGCTATGAACCGAGGGACATGATGGGTAACGCCATCGAAGTTGGAGACACGATCGCTTACGTTTCTGATCGTGGTGGGCCGTTTCTTACCCTGGGCAAGGTAATCAAGCTTGATGGGTACAAACAAATGATTCAAATCGCCCGATCTCACTCGAGCGGCCGCTCAGGCTCTTACAACAAGATTTCAAATGGGAATCGAAAGAAGTGGGTGTGGGACTCAGTCAACGAAACCGGCTACTATGCTGACACGCCTGCCGCACCAGTGTACGTGAGCATGACAGACCGCTGTCTGCTCATCAAGAAGGTGGTTACCTAGTTCGAATATTCTCGAATATTCTGAGCTCATCTCACGCACTGCACTACTTTTTCGACAAGTTCGTTGATGATTTAGGCAGTGCGTTTTTCATTGACGAAAATTTTTTGTTATGTGTTGTGCAATGCCTGTTGGGTTGGGAGTACACTGTCAACATGTGGAAGGCAACGAATACCGATTTCAACATAGAGAAGCGCCTCATTGTGTTTCTTCAGGAAAACCCTTTTTATGCGGAGGTGTCACGGCACATTCGTAAGATCGCTAAAGACACAAGGAGATCAGGCAGCGGTTAGACCTAGTGCCTCGAGTGCTTTGGTCAATAAATAACTGTCATCACTTCCCCACTGATCATAATCAGATCCAGCTAGGGTAAAAGCTTCATTATGCAGGTGTTCGCCCGAGGCGCTTTGCAGAATGCAAAGAACGAGTACAGATCCGCCGGGACCCAGTTGACGAATGTTTACACCCATGATCTTGAGAACAGTTGCTGATTTACGAAAGAATGTCACTGGTTGAATTTCTGTTTGCATGTTGCACCTTGAATATAAGTATTTATGCGGGGATTATTGGCCACGCAAGTTCAAATGGGTTAGACTGGAGTGTGACGTCACGTAATTCTTGTCGATAAACTTGCCACTCAGATTTCTTCTCAGCTGTGAGCGGACTGTCAGAGAGCTGTGTCCAATCACTCTTGTAGAGTTTATGATTGCGTTCTTCTCGTATAGATGCCCACCTTGCTGATATACGTGCATCTATTTCCTCAGGGGGTGCTTGCGTCACAACCCATGCTTGAGTCCATCTTCCGCTGTTTGGGTCAATGACTGGCGTGCCCTCTGTAGTGTTCTGTGTATGGTTCGTTTCAGGCCTTGAAGTGCTGATGACAAGTGCATATTCTTGTCCCTCGATCAGGCCTCCCGTCCATCCGATGGGAAAACTCACATTAGGATGTTCCCTCCAAATATCGACGGGATAGTTGTTAATTGCTCCGTTATTGATCCTTGCGTACATCAGGTCCTCCGAGTGCTAAGAAAGCGGGTTTGGGCGCAGTTAGAAGTAGTTCTACTCTGCCATCGACAAGCAGGGCTTTAGTTTGCTCGATGGCAGGTAATATGTGCGTCTCAAAGTCAGGATGTTGCCTCATTGAAGCGAAGTGATCGTGCGGTATTGTTCCTGCTGTGACGAGGAAGTTTACTGCCCTGTACTCTAGTTCGAGGCGCCATTCATCGCGCTGCGCCGCCTCATGCGCCTCAAGATCAGGTAGGTGTCCAAACTTTCGGTGTGGCTGTATCTTTGAGATGCAGTCATCAATGAATGCAAGTTCAGCCCTCGCCGCGGCGATGTTGCGCTGCAGTGTATCTGCGTGTGCCGTGATCTCTGATATGTCTGCCTGCGCCTTAAGTCTCTTGACTTCATCAGGGGATGATAAATTGCGCTCAGCTTTTATAAGCTTAGCACGAGTTCTAAGCGAGCTTGCTTCTACTTGTGCCAAAGCATCATTTCTTTCTTCACGAAGATCGCAGAGCAGAGAGTATGCACCATCAGCCGTGTGGCACGACCCAATTAGAAAGTGCTCAATTTGAAAATGTGTATTGCGACGATTATTTTTTGCAATCATATAAGCTGGAAATGTACTCCATAATCTAAGAAAAGTTTAGTGAGCATGAGCCGACAAGGAAATTGTCAATCTGAAAATCGGTGTTGAGGCGGTTGTTCTTGGCAATCATAGGCCACCGGGAGTTGATGATGTCGAGTTCAGAAAGCCTCGGGCGGAACTAAGGCTCGTTCCATTTGCGACCGAATTACTCGAGAATGTATATTTCTCGCATGTGGAAACAAATGATCCAGTGCTTCCGCCTGCATAGATGCCGACTGTCGCATCACTGGCAGCTGTCAAAAACCCTCTTGCGTTTGCGAGGCTTGTTCCCGCTGCAACAGTATCCCCTGAATATGTGTATTTATCAGATGTCGCCACAAATGGCGAGCCGCTTCTGCCTCCCGCGAAGATGCCGACTACGCTCGTTCCCGACGCGCCATGGTAATCTCTTGCAGTTCCCAACGCTGTTCCGCTCGAGACTGTGTCTCCGCTGTAAGTGTATTTACTCACAGTGGTCACTGAGGTGTAACCTCCGGTAAAATAGCCAACAGTTGAATTTCCTGCCGATCCAATGCCAGATTTCGATTGATTGATTGATGTCGTCGCTGCCGCAGTGTCGGTGCTGTAAGTGTATTTATCAGTGGTTTTTACCTCTACACCGGTATAGCCTCCGGCGAAAATGCCAACAGTCAAAGTCCCGCACCCTGAAATGTCAGACCTTGCTTGCGATAAATTTGCCGAAGTAGAAACCACATCGGTAGAATATGTATAAATGTTTCCATTTGCAACAAAGCCACTTATTCCTCCTCCGACAAATATCCCCTTCGAAAGATTTCCGGCTCCTCCTGGCCCCGTCTTGGCTGCAGACAAACTCGTTCCGAGCGTTCTGGAATCTGTAGAAAATTTATATTTGTCAACGGTGGCAACAGCCGAACCACCTGTGCCTGCGGCAAAATATCCAGAACCAGCGGCAGCCGGAGGTTGCTTCGCCAATAGCCACCGCAACATCACCATGACAATTCTCCGAAATTTGTACAAGAAAAGTCAGTGCTGTCGTTCTTTGCAATCATGATAAATGTCCAGGGTTTGTGGATACTCCGGCTAAGCTATACCTTGCGGTTCCAAGACTCCCACCAGCTGCGACGGTGTTGGACGAGTAGGTGTAAACTTGGCTAGCTGATTGATACGCGAATGATGAATTCAAGCCGCCGATGAAAACCGCAACAGATGAATTCCCAAACCCTGCATGAGCATTCACGGCATTTGTGAGAGCGGTCGCCGATGACCAAGCATTTGTCGAGAACGTGTATTTTTCACTCGTCGAAATGACTGACCCAGTATATCCGCCAGTAATCAAGCCGAAGCTATTATTTCCAGCACTTGCCATGTTATATTTTCCGGTCGACAATGCTGTTGCCGATGTTACAGCGCCGTCGGAAAACTGATACTTGTTGTGTGTGGTGAAGTATACTGTGTCAGTACCTCCGCCGGCGAAAAAGCCATGAGTTTGTGATGCGAATCCAGCCATAGCGCGTCGAGCAGTTCCTGTCAGGCTTGTTGCTGATGTGACCGAGTCAGTGTTATATGTGTATGACTCCGCTATCAGCGTATTGACGCTACTAAAAGTAGTGGTGCCACCTGCAAAATATGCCTTTTCGGAATTTCCTGCTGACACCAGATATGCTCGTGCGGTCGAAAGAGACGTCACAGACGAGACAGCGGATGTGGTATATGTAAATTTTTCAGAGGAAGAAACGACCGCCACTGATGATGGAGGCGAACCAGCAGGCACTCCGCCTCCGGCTATTATTGCAAAAGAGAAATTCCCTGCAGATGCTGCGCCTTCCCTGCCAGTTGAAAGACTCGTGCTCGCCGTTCGTGAGTTGTTGGAGAATTGGTACTTATCGACATTGTTGAACACGACGTAACCGAAATTTGCGCCTGCTATGCACAGGCCGAAATTGTTCTGTGGCTGCCTCGCCAATAACCATCGCAACATCACCATAGCCGGCTCACTTGCTGTCCGTCATGAGTGTGACTCCTCGCCATGTTGTTCCTCCGTCGTCTGTGACGAATGAGAGGACGTCCACACCCGACGCAGTTAGAGTTGGTGCTGTGCCGCCCGGCCATTTAACTGATAAGGGCCACTGTTGCACGCCCGTGCCACCATTCGTTAATTCCAGTGTAACCACCACCGCACCTGACGCAGGAACATTGGAGAAAGTCCACGTTAATCCACCAGATGCGGTCTTTGTGAAGTACCGTGCGTTGTTAGAGAGATCCATGTCAGAAGCGCTCACGGCATTGACTGACATGTCGACATTGGCGGTGATAGTCACAGCACCATTGGAACCTGTGGAAGTTATTATATTAGGCCCAGCAATAAGATAAGGTGTGTTGTCAAACAACCTAGTCAGAGATCCTGTTATACCTGTCGCTGATTTGATTGTTCCACTGACAGTAACATCACCAGTGAATAGAGATTTTTCAGTGCTCTGGCCTATCGCACCGCTGACAAAGAAGAACGTATCGGACTTGAGTGAACCGGAACCGACTAAGACAGCACTTTGATTGACAAGGAAGATGTCACTCCTGTCTGCATCTAAATCGCCCGTTCCATTTCCCACTATAAATAATGAATCAGTATTGTCGCGCTTGTTGTACTGCCCAACCGTATTCTGGCCCGATCCTGATGCAATGGTTCCTATACCTGCAGCGTGTGAATACCAGCCAAATGCTTCGCACGCTTGGCCTTCGGCATGCGAATATGCGCCCCATGTGTGTGTGTTGAGACCCTCTGCATGGGAATATTCTGCGCCCGCATGTGTATATGCTGTTGCACCCTCTGCATGGGAATAGTCTGCATCTGCGATTGTACCATTCCCCTCAGCATGGGAGCTGTATGCATTCGCTTGTGTGTTGAAGCCCTCTGCATGTGAATATTCACCTGCAGCGAGAGCACCATTCCCCTCAGCATGCGCGCCTGTATCAGTCGCTTGTGTGTTACGGCCTTCGGCATGCGATGCAAGCCCCGTTGCTGCTGCCTCATATCCTTCGGCATGTGAGTGGTCACCCCCAGCCGAGGTAAGAAGCCCTTCCGCATGTGCGCCCAACCCTGATGCTGTCGGTCCGCCGAGTCCTAAGCTATCATTTCTCGCACCCTCAGCATGTGAATAATCACCAGACGCAGTTGTGTCATAGCCCTCAGCATGTGAATAATCGCCAGACGCAGTCGTAGAAATACCCTCAGAATGTGCGCCTATGACAGATGCTTGTGTAGCCTGTCCCTCTGCATGGGAATAATCACCTGACGCTGACGTTCCAATTCCTTCAGCGTGCGATCCCACGCCAGATGCTGTAGGGCCATTTAAAAGTAGTGTGACAAGATCTCCTGCACCTTCGGCATGTGAATACTGCCCGCTCGCTGTCGTATTGTAGCCTTCAGCATGTGAGTGCAGGCCTGACGTTATAGTCTGATATCCTTCTGTGTGTGAGCCTTCGCCTTGCGCATCCGTGCTGACACCCTCAGCATGCGACCACTTTCCAGTAGATGTGGTGTTACTCCCCTCAGCATGAGAAGATTCTCCCACTGACGTGGTATTATCACCTTCAGCATGTGACCATTCTCCCTCCGCTGTTGTCTGATAGCCCTCTGTATGAGCACCTGTGGCAAGGCCATCCACGCTGGTTTCTTGGCCCTCTGCATGCGAGTAATTTGCTAAAGCTATTGACTGGTAGCCTTCAGCATGTGCCCCCACACCCTCGACCTGTGTTTCATAACCCTCAGCATGCGAATAATCGCCATTTGGTGACGTGTATGTGCTATAGCCTTCAGCATGTGAACCCTCTCCAAGTGTTTGAGTGCTCACGCCTTCTGCATGCGACCATTTTTCTGTAGAAGTAGTACTATTTCCTTCAGCATGAGAGGATTCGCCTGTTGCGATGGTGTTATCACCTTCTGCATGCGAATACATGCCTGTGGCTGTCGTCCCATAACCTTCAGCATGTGAATAATTTCCATCTGCACTTGTAGTAGAACCCTCAGCATGTGTACCAATTGTTGATGCCTCAGTATTGAACCCTTCAGCATGTGAATAATCTCCAACTGCTAGGCAGCCGCTGCCTTCAGCATGTGAATAAACGCCTGTTGCTCTTGCTTCAAATCCGTTTTCTAGAGACCCTGTCAAATAAACCGTGTCATTTGCGAATGTAAAGTTTGCTGATCCCCCAAATGCCCCTGACCCACCATTATATTGCACACTTGTGTCTGGGCTTGCGGGCAGGCCAGTGCCACCAGCAGCTTCAATAGTAATTGATCCGTCTATCTCTTCTGTGAGTGTGATGTTCGGGCCTGCATTTAGGTCGACTGACAAGGTCACATCTCCCTCTGTGCCCCCTCCTGTGAGACCAGTGCCTGCTATCACAGCCGTGATGTCACCGCCCACCGCCTGCAGCACAGGCACTGCGCGGTAAAAAGAATAGGTCTTCCTAAAGCGATTTTTATCAATTTTCTTCACCATCGTGCAGCCCCTATACGATCAAAACTTAGCCATACGTATTCCTCGAGTGATCCAATCAGCGCGTGAAGTTATAATTTCCATCTCATGGAAGAAAAAAATAAAACAGCAACTTGGCTCACGAGTCTCATTGCAGCAATCATTGTCTTTACACTCATAGCTTTCATTTTCCACCAAACATGGAATGTGGCGCTTGTCCCCGCGCTCGAACTCAAAAATCAGATCAACTTTGAGCAGGCATGCTGGTTGACAATGTCACTTTTTATGCTGGGTGCCATTCAACGCCTCTACACAGTCAAGCATAAAGAATAATTATTTTGTGAAATTTGCAGTCGGTGACATGGTCATGCTTTCGCCTATTGCGGGCAAGAAAGTTGATTTGACCATGTCGCCTTCGCATTTAATGTCTGTGGGTGATCCAGGGGGTAACCACCTCTCCTCAAAAGACGTCGGTGTGATCATCACCATTGATCGAACAGACGGACGCAATGCTTATGTGCTGGGGCCGAATGGATGTGGGTGGGTTCCAGGCGCTTTTTTAGTCCGCGTTCGCTGAATGCATCTGGCACGCATACTTATTCTCCATGAAGATCAAGATTTCAGAGCTGCGTCAAATCATCCGTGATGTCGTCAATGAGTGCTATGGGTGGCCCGTCGAGAAAGAGGAATCTCTTTACGGTGTGCCCAACAAAATGGGTGCTATGAACCCGGCGGATCCAAAGAACAAAGCGCTCAAATTCCCCAAGGGCCCTAACTCACGGGGCAGCATGAACGAATCATTCCAGAGAATCACACCACGTGAGCTGGCAGCCTGGAGCATGGGCAACTACGAACCCATCAACGAGGCTGAAGTCACACAAGACCCCTGCGATGAGTGCGGCATGATGGTCGATTCCCACACACTCACTGAAAAAGATGGAGTGCATGTCTGCGAGAAGTGCTGCTAA